TACTGCAAATAGTTTTCTTGGATTAGCTAATCTTTCAGGTGCTACATTTACTGGTAATATTGCTGGTACTAATATAAGTCTTTCTGGTAATGTAAATGCAGTTACTGTAAATGCTACAACTTTTATTGGAAATACAAATGCCGCAACAATTACAGGCACAGTAGCTGATGGAACAACAACTACCGCTGCGTCTGGTGTTGGTTATATGGGTATTCCAAGAAGTGCTGCGGCAACAACTTTATCATACGGCGTTGTGGCTGCAGATGCTGGGAAACATATTTATACAACTGCAAATCGAAATGTAACGATTCCTGCAAACTCAAACGTAGCATTTCCTATTGGATCAACCTTAGTCTTTATCAACGGAAACGCTACATCAAATATTCTTATAAGTACAGACACTATGTATCTTTCTGGTATTGGATCTACTGGGACAAGAACTCTTGCTCCGTGGGGAATGGCTACGGCAATTAAAATTTCAAGCAATATTTGGATGATTTCAGGAAACGGATTGACATAATGCCTGGAGTGCTTGGTGGACTTATTGGTTCAATGTTTCAGACTATTGCTTTGTCAGAATATCTAGTTATTGCTGGTGGTGGTGCTGGTGCATCTGCAAATCTTAGTTCTCAGGCTGCTGGTGGTGGTGGGGCTGGTGGTTATGTTGAAAATAATGCTGCTTCTGGATTGTTTTTTATAGAAGGAAAATCTTATGCAGTAGTAGTAGGTGCTGGTGGTACTGGTGTTACTGGAGAATCTAATGGAGGCGGAGGAAGTAACTCTAGCTTTAATTATTCAAATATTGCATCAGTTCTTGTAACACTTACGGCTATTGGTGGTGGATATGGAGCACACCGAGGTTCTGCAGATGCTGGCTCTGGTGGTTCTGGTGGTGGGGCTGGGTCGAGACAAGGTAACACTGGAACTCCTGGTACTGGAACAACTGGTCAAGGTACAAGTGGTGGACTTGGATATAGTTCTGGTTCAAATGAAAGCGGTGGTGGTGGTGGTGGTTCACTAAATAATACAAATACGGCTGCAACTTCTGGTAGGGCTGGTAATGGTGGTCAAGGAAAAACATCATCAATTACTGGAACATCTACCGTTTATGCTGGTGGTGGTGGTGGTCAGTCACGAACTCAGACTCCTGGTACTGCAGGAAATGATGGTGCAACTGGAGCAACTCTAGGAACTTCTGGTGCTTCACCAGGTAGAGGTACTACTAGTTCATCTACTAACGCTAGAGCAAACAGTGGTTCTGGTTCTGGTGGTGCAGTGACTAGCGGTAATGGTGGTTCTGGATTTGTTGTTTTAAAATATCTAGAAACATATCCAGACCTTAAAATTACTGGAGGAACTGCAACCAAAACTACATCTGGTGGATATAAAATTTACCAATTTACATCTACCGCAACGTTTACAGTAGGAGTTGACTAGTGGCACATTTTGCAGAGATAAACGAAAATAATATTGTCACTCGTGTTCTTGTTGTTGATAATTCACTAGAACATCGTGGACAGGATTTTCTTGCTAATGATGTTGGTCTTGGTGGTACTTGGATTCAAACATCTTATAACAGAAACTTCCGTGGAAATTTTGCAGGTATTGGATATTTTTACGATTCAGATCTTGATGTATTTTACGGACCACAACCATATCCTTCTTGGACATTAAATACTGCTAACTGGATTTGGGTAGCACCAGTTGCATATCCAGAAGATAACCTATTATATGACTGGGATGAAGAGTCTCAGTCTTGGGTAGAAGCAATAGAATAAAAAAATAGCCCCTTTCGGAGCTATTCTTATTTCTTTTTAGTTTTAGGTTTTGGTTTTTCTTCTGGAACATCTTCAACTACCGATGCAGTTAGCATCATTGTCGAAGCAAAGCTTCCGCTAAAGATATACTCACCTGCGTGTACAATCTTGACCCAAGGGGCAGCAAATACTTCTCCACCAATTTCACGGTACTTACGGCAGAAGTGATAGTCTTCTGAAAGCAAGATTCCGTCTTCAGTAATGCTGGTAGCAAAGTATTCTGTAACCATCTGAGAAGCATCAAATGCACCAGTAGATGTGTTTAGCATATACTTTGAGCAATGTGGCTTCATTTTTTCAAATACTTCTTTTTTAATAAAAAGCATTCCAGTACCAACTTCGGTTACAGGAACTGGCTCATTCATTTTAAATGTTGTTTCTCCAGGTAGCATATTCATAGCAAAGAATCCAGAATACTGTTCCAGGTTTTCTTTACCTTCTACTGCTGCACGACCAACATTTTCCCAGTTGATATTTTTCATGGGGTAGATAGCACCAATAACATCTTTGCCAGATTCAATCATAGAAATAACATCCATGTGGTCAAACCCTTCATCAGCATCAATGAATAGTAGTGCATCAGCACCAGATTTCTCAAACTCGTGTACTAGATTATTCCTAGCACGAGTAATGAGACTTTCGTTGTATATCTTAGAGAATGATACCTGATACCCCTTTTTTGCAAGCTCAAAGGTTAAAGCCATCAGACCATCTAGATATACACCCTTACAATTTCCCCCATACATGGGGGTAGCAATGTGTAAATGCATTGTCTCTCCATCTGTTAGTTGTATAAACATTATACCAGATACTTTGCGTGTGGTAAACTTAATTAGAACAATTATGGCTCAAAATCTTTATGCTACCAAGGTGTTTTCAAGACACCCCTCTGCGTTGTGGGCTTTAGACGAAAATTTAACTACGCCAGTCATTACTTCAACTCCAGCAAGCATACCCCTGACTAGCACTTATTCTTCAGAGGCAAAGTCTTATGGAGATTCTCAATTTTCTGCATACTACATTGGATCTTCATCTAATAGTTTAGGTGCAACAAATTACGGTGTACCGCTTGTTTATGGAGCAGACAGCATTACATCAATTGCTCCAGTAACAGGGGATAACCCTTCCCTTATAGTTCCAGGATTTGGATTATTTAATCAAGACGGTAAAGCAAAATCAATAACCCTAGAAGCATGGGTAAGAATAGAAGCAAGATCTGTTCGTATTCCTAAAAAAATTATTGGACCAATATCTTCGACAGATGGTCTATATGTAAATGGTCCATTTTTAACTTTAAAGGTTGAAGATTACGTTTCATCACACTTTGTTGGTGAGTGGGGTAGACCAATGCTTATTCACATTGGAATCTCTAACAATAGTGTTTTTCTTATGGTTAACGGAGAACAAGTTATAACAATTCTTTTAGACACAATGTCAATCGATTTTCCAACAAAATACAACGGCACATCTCAAGATCAAGACTGGATAGGGTTTTATGCATATGCCGATGTCTCTCCAATAAATGTAGACTGTGTATCAATTTTTCCATACCGTGTAGATGTTGAAGAAGCAAAGACAAGATTTATTTTTGGACAGTCTGTTGACTCTCCAGAAGTTGCTGGTACAGGAGAATCAACTCTTCCAGTAGTTATGGACTATTCTTTTTCTAAATATGCTAATAACTACTCATATCCAGATAAGTATGATTGGCAGAACGGCATTCTTGATAATATATCATCTATAAATTCTGCACTCTCTGTTCCAAACTACTCTCTCCCCACTTTAATATTTGAAGAAACAAGAGACATTATGGACTGGTATGATGCACAAGAAGAAAATAATACTGAGACCATTGCTGCAGACTTGGCATCTGGAGAATTAATTGATAACTCCATCTTTTTTGAAATGAATCCAACAAACTGGGGAATAAAGACATATATATTATTTCCTAAATTAAACATGATAGATGATACATTAGATGCACTATATGCTGCATTAAAGTATACAACTCTGCCAACAGCAGTTGAAACTATTTTTAAAATATACAATTCTTCAAACGAATACTTTAGATGTTACTACAAGCCAACTGGATCAACTGTAGAGTATGAGTTTGTTTCAAACGGAATAACAACAACATTTGACGGACAGAACGTTACAGCAAATACATTGTTTGGAGTAGGAATAAACATACCAACCCTTTTATCTAATGCTTTAGCAACAAATCAAATGAAATCTTTCTTTGCAAACAAGTCAAGTCTTAAACTTTATTTCTGTGGAGAGCGTGGCTTTGTTAATGGATACTCTGGTAAAGTTTATAAAATTGGATTCTCAAATGCAAAAAATTATGACCTAATTAAAACCTCATTTACTAGCGGTTTAGTTTCAAGTCAGTTGTTGTTGCTAGATAATTATGCAAACTATACTTTGTTTGGAGTTTATAATCTTGGATCATTTGCACTGGATATTGCTACATTCTCGTATTGGGAAGATTATATTCCTCTTACATTACTAGCAAAAAATTCTAATAGTGCAAATATAAACTACTCTCTTGACTTTATTCAATTTAATGTTGATTACCCAGCCTCTGAGTCAATAGTTTCTTCAAATGTTTCTACCGTAAATGAAATGGTAAAAACATATGCCTATTTTTCAGAACTAACAAAGCCATCATTAACAACATCAGATTTATCAAGAACCTTATTTAATTTACCATCAACAAAAATAGTTTCTCCAGATGGATCATGGGCTACAAAAATTTACGAGGTAGTAGACGGTTCAATAATTTATATTCCAAGCGTAACCGACTTTACAGAACTTGGATTAAACATTAAATTTGAGATGAAGGTTCCAGGTATTTTTAGAAATCCAGTAAAGATTAGAAATATGCAACTATCTTCACAATCATTAAACAATGATTCAAAAACACTTATTGGTTCAAAACTAGGAAGAGACCTATATCCTTATACAAAACCTTCAACAACATTTGTTTATCAGGATTCAATAAATCCTTTTGTAACATATAAAGGAAAAACTCCATATCTTTATCTAAACAAAACAAGTGGTATTCAACTATTAGGATCAACATTTGACGGAACTCGTGGAATAGAAATATTAATTAATGAGTCAGCAAAAAGATTCTTTCTTCTTGATATTTTGCAATTTGGTTTTTATTACGACAAAACATTTTCTTCGGGAGCACAGGAAATTTTAAGAATTGGTAGCGAAACCGAAGACAAGTTTTCTGTAGTAGTTGACGGAATTGGAGATAACACAAAAGGAATAGTTTATGTAAAAAACTTAAGTACTAACACGCCTTATTTAGATTTAGATCTGTATGTAAATGGCTTGGAAGATTCAACTGCATCTGGAGTAGTCACTACAGACGGTAACGTTTTTTATAGAAACTGGAACTTTGTATCAATTAAGTTTAACCCAGCATTAAATTTTGAAGGTATTTCTGGTGCAATTAGAATAACTGGTCCATTCCTTATTAATAATCTTTCACACTATCAAATTTCAGAAGAAGAGTACGCAAATAAAGTTAACTCAACAAACTGGGGTACTGTTCTAGATAGAGACCCAATTGTTGCAGGTACAAATACATGGACACAAACTGTATCAACAACATACGAACCACTAAATGCAACCTGGTTTGATGTTTATTCAGATTCAATTGCCCCTGGTCTTGGAAAAAATCCTTCGGATGTTTACCGTGCATACTTTGGGGCTAGTATAAAATTACCAATTCAAACTAACATTCCACTAAACTTGTCAAAATATAGATATGCTGCGTACCTAAATGTTGAAGGAACGTCTAGAAAAAATGTTACGACCATAGAAGTTGATGGAACATTGAAAACTGAAGAGGTTGTTAACAAAAATACATACTTTCCATCTATTTTTATACCAGTTACAGGACAAAAAGTTAAGTAATATGATATACTGGTCGTTATGGAACAAGAAAAACCAGACCCAATTGAGGAAGCTCTTAGTAAAGCAAAGTTAACAGTAGTTAAAGAAGAGTACTCTGACTTTGGTACATATATCTGGGTAAAAGCAAATGGCAAGCCATTTACCGACGGAGACAATAATGTTTTGTCTATTGAGTCAATGAAGAATGATCGTGAGCGTGTAAAGAAACTTATGGATGCCGCCGCATATTATGGAGAAGCAGAAGGTCAGGCTATCTTCTATCCAAATACACGACAGATTTCTGACGAAACTCACTCAGAGCAAATTGATCGTATGAAGCAAGGATTAATTCCAAACATGAATGACCTTGGTGCAGTTATTGCTGCAAAACAAACTTTAAAGTTGTATGGAGATGAAGGCTAATGAACCAAGAACCTGTGGAATATATTATTCGTGCAAAAATGGATAATTTTGCAGAAGAAGAAAATGTATTTAAAACACAGGATCCATTTATTAAAAACTGGGACGGCATCAAATCACTTACTGGTCTTAATTCAAGCTTTAAGCGTCGTGCAACAAGAATGGCAAAGTACGCAGAAATAACTCCTGCCTACCTCGACAGTGCAATGGCTACAAGTTCAGGTGTTAATGGAGCACGTTCAAAAGAAATTAATCCTGGAACTGTCTATCACAATGGATACGGACTCTTTGATGTAATTACCCCACCCTGGAATCTTTATGAACTTGCAAACTACTACGACACATCATTTGCTAATCACGCCGCTATTGATGCAAAAGTAGAAAACATTGTTGGTCTTGGTTATGACTTCCAACCAACAAAAAGTACTATGTTCGCTATTGAAGGTTCTACAGATTCAGCTGCAGAAAAAGCACGTAAGCGTATTGAACGTGCAAGAATTTCAATGCGTGAATGGATAGAAACACTCAACGATGATGATTCTTTTACAAACACAATGATGAAGTTTTATACAGATGTTCAGGCTACAGGAAATGGATACCTTGAAATTGGTCGAACTGTAACAGGTGAGATTGGATACGTTGGTCACATTCCCTCAACAACAATGCGAGTCCGTAGACTAAAGGATGGCTACGTTCAGATTATCGGTAACAAGGTTGTCTACTTCAGAAATTTCGGGGCAGCTAACCCAAACCCAGTAAGTGACGACCCACGACCCAATGAGATTATTCACTACAAGGAATACTCTCCACTCAACACATACTACGGAATCCCAGATATTATGTCTGCAATCTCATCTCTTCATGGAGACCAGCTTGCCTCACAATACAACATTGACTACTTTAGCAACAAGGCTGTACCTCGCTATGTCATAACACTTAAAGGTGCAAAACTTTCGGAAGATGCAGAAGACAAGATGTTCCGCTTCTTACAAACAAGCTTAAAGGGACAGTCACACCGTACACTATACATACCTTTACCAGCAGACTCGGACACAAACAAGGTAGAGTTTAAGATGGAGCCAATTGAAAACAATGTTCAGGAGGCATCATTTGACCAATATCGCATTCGCAATCGTGATGATATCCTAGTTGCTCATCAAGTTCCACTTTCAAAAATTGGTGGTGGAGATGCTGCAAGCATTGCTGCTGCTCTTGCACAAGACCGTACATTTAAAGAACAGGTTGCACGTCCTGCACAAACTAATCTTGAAAAAGTTCTTGGCAAGATTATTAAAGAGAAGACAGACATACTTGAACTTAAGTTTAACGAGCTAACTCTTACAGATGAAATTGCACAGTCACAAATTCTAGAACGTTATGTTAAGACACAAATTCTTACACCTAATGAGGCTCGTGAAAAGCTTGGTCTTGGTCAACGTCAAGACGGCGATCAGGTTTTTCAAATGACTCCACGCCAAGCAACTGATGCTCGTGCAAATCTTGCAGATAATAGGCAACGTGATGCACAACGCACAAACAATAATTCAGATAGCACATCAACTACTACTGGAAGAAATGCACAGGGCGAAGGAAGAGCGTCTCAATAGTATGTTGCACTATATGTAACAACAATATAACATTGTTGTAAAAAACAGTATATAATTAATTAGTATGACTATTTCTAAAGCTCATTGGCATTCTGAAGGCGATAATGTTCGTCTGTCTATGCCGTTCTCAAAAGTTGATGAAGAACGACGTATTGTATCTGGTTTTGCTACCCTAGACAACCTTGACAAGCAAAACGATATTGTTACCCCAGAAGCTTCAGTAAAAGCTTTTGAAAAATTTCGTGGTAACATTCGTGAAATGCACCAGCCAAAAGCAGTAGGCAAGATGGTGTCATTCAAAGAAGACAAGTATTTTGACCCAGAGTCAAAGAAATTTTATTCAGGTGTTTATGTTTCAACATACATCTCAAAAGGTGCTCAGGACACTTGGGAAAAGGTTCTAGACGGAACACTCTCAGGATTTTCCATTGGCGGTAAAATGAACCAGTGGGACGATGCCTTTGATGAAAAGATGGATGCCACTATTCGTATTATTAAAGACTACGACCTTGTAGAACTTTCGTTAGTTGATACCCCTGCAAATCAGTTTGCAAATGTTTTGTCTGTCGAAAAGATAGACGGCATTGATGTAATCAAAGGAGATGCTATGGATGTAGAGATTGAAAATGTTTTCTGGGATGAAGCAAACGGTATTGTTATGCTCTCAGGAAACGAATCAGAACTCAGCCCAACAACTGGTGCTGAAATGAAAAACATCGGCTTTGTAGAGAAGTCGGATGCAGAAAAACCAGAAATGGTAAAGTTCTTAGTAGATAGTGCTAAAGGCATTAATACTTCTAAGATAACTAAGGAGGTAGGTCCTATGACTGATGAAGTAAATGAAACAGTCGCTGAGACAGTAGAAGAAGTTGCTGTCGAAGCTGAGGTCGCTCCAGAGGCAGATGTTGAAGTAGCAGAAGAGGCAACAGAAGAAGTAGCAGCTGAAGAGGTTGTTGCTGATGAAGAAGTTGCTGAAAAGGTTGATTCAGTATCCACGTCAGACGAAGTTCTTGTAGACGCAGTTGCTGAAATCAAGGATACCGTTACAAAAGCCTTTAGCGATCTAACAGCAGTTGTTCAGGCACAAGCCGAACAAATTGCACAATTAAGCAAGTCAATTGACTCTGTAAAAAATGAGGTAACAGAGGCAAAGGGCGAGTTTAACGAGTTTGGAAAGAGGGTTGACGCTGTTGAAGCAGATACCGCTTTCCGCAAATCTGGCGATCTAGGCGAGATCGTACAGGAAAATCAATCAGATAAGATTGAGAAATCCCTATGGGACGGACGTTTCCTCAAAACTGCCGATCTATTCAAATAAAAAATCACTTAGGAGGTGACAAAATGTCTGAAGAAATTATTAAAAACTATCCAGCTGCAGCTGGTTTCGGAGCCGCAGAAGTAAACGGTGAAGGAGCATTCGCATCTGGAGGAGTTGGTGGTGTTGCAAGTCCTGGTGCAAATACAGTAGGAAACATCCCAACTGCAAACTTTGGTGTTACAACTGGTCCAAACGCTGTAAACCCTTCTAGTGATGGAGGTGCTGTCGGTATTCTAATGCCCGAACAAGCTCGTAGATTTATTGACTACGTTTGGGACGGTACTGTTCTCGCTAAAGATGGTCGTCGTGTCACAATGAGAGCCAATACAATGGAACTCGAAAAGGTCAACGTTGGAGAACGAGTTATTCGTGCTGCAAACCAGGCTAACGCGACATATACAAACGCAGGTGCAACCTTTGCTAAGGTTGAACTAACAACAAAGAAACTTCGCCTTGACTGGGAAGTTTCTGCTGAAGCATTAGAAGACAACATTGAAGGTGCAGCCCTTGAGGACCACCTTGTTCGTATGATGACTAATGCATTCGCAAATGACATTGAGGACCTTGCCATTAATGGTACAGGTACTGGAGGCAACGCATTCCTTAACATTATGGAAGGCTTTGTTCGCAAGGTTCGTTTCGGTGGAGATGCTCACGAGTATTCTGCAACTGTTACAAGCGGTGCGTGGACTCCAGAAGTTCTTCAAGGTGTCATTAACTCACTACCACGCAAGTATCGTGCTCTAAAGAATGGTCTCAAGTTCTACACAGGAACTGCTACCTTCCAGAACATCGTTCGCAACCACGGAACAATCGGAACCAACATCTGGACCGAACAGTACCGTAATGCATACCTTGCAGGTACTGACCAGGTTGTAGGAGAGGCTAGAACAACTCGTGTACTAGGTATTCCAATTATGGAGGTTCCTTACTACCCAGACAACTACATCGACCTTACATTCCCTTCAAACCGCATTTGGGGTTTCCAGCGAGACATCACTGTAAACCGTGAGTACGTTGCGAAGAAAGATACAATCGAATACACCGTATTCGTTCGTTTCGGACTTCAGTGGGAAGAGGAAGACGCTGTAGCTTGGGTTGATAGCGATAGCCAGGATTCATCTTCATAATTTGAGTCTTACTCTTAGGGAGGCAGGGATTTCGGTCCTTGCCTCTCTTACTATCTGATATAATTATTGAAGGAGGTTTCTAATGTCAAATGAAACAATTATCGAAACAGTCGAAGAGACAGTTGAAGAAGTACTAGAAACAATTGAAGAAGTAGTAGATAATTCTGTAGAAGTACTAGAAGAATCAATTGGAGATTTAAAACAAAAATTAAAAGGTATACCAGAAACAGATGAAAATAACGTAATTGGTTCATCTCGTAACACTGCCAATGGTGGCAAAAAGTTTGGATCAATCACACAAACAGAAAATGATGCTATCGGCTCAGGAGCCGCAAGTAAATCACCAAAAGTAAAGGCGGTAGAGCTTAAAGTTGTTAAGAAAGAAACAGTAGCATTGTTCTCTACACGAAATGTCTTGTGGGAAGGCGTAGGGAAGATTAATAAAGGGTACAACATTGTAGATAAAGCAGAAGCTGAAAAGTGGCTTAAGCGAGATCACGTGCGTACCGCAACCCCAGAAGAGGTTGCAGAGGAGTACGGAATTTAATGGAATTACTAAGGTTATCGCCATACACTAGCGTTGGATTTACATACACTATACCAGCCAGCTATGCAACTAATGAGTTGTTTACAGCAACCATTACCGACTTGGCAGACCTTAGCTCAACCACACAAACTGTAACAGACAATGCAGCTTATGTATGGACAATTACATTGTCAGGAAAGTATGACTCAGACTATAGAGTTGTAATTACAGATGCATCTGGAGATGTTCTTCAAGACGAAACATATCAGGTTCGTAGACCATACCTAGACCCAAATACACTAGCAGATACAGCATCTGACATAGCTACAAAAACACTTAATGAAGAATTGGCAAGAGCAATTGTTGACTCTGTAATTCCACAAGGATTTTACTATAAGAAAACAACTTTTGAGACTACTGGTCTTGGAGCAGACTACTTGCCACTATGGGTAGATGCAAAGAAGCTTTTGCAGGTTTACGAGAACAACGTTCTTATTTATGATGCAAGCAACCCAACAGCCTATGTGCGTAATTTTGAGATTACAAAAGATAAAACTTCTATAACTCAAAGCTATACAGGAGAATTAAATAGAGGTGAAAGTGCAAGTCTTATTCTTCCTGCTGGAAGCACAGACTACTTAGATTTAAACTTTGGGGTATGGGGTGGCTTTCCTAAAACATACGACTATAGAGTTGTTGTAGAGTCTGGATACACATCAGTCCCATCAGACATTGCTCGTGCCGTCGGCTTACTGATAACAGACATTGAGTGCGGTCAACTTGACTATTACAAACGATATGTCACAGCATACAATACAGACCAGTATAAACTACAGTTTGACAAGCGATCATTCGAAGGAACAGGTAACATTCTTGTAGACAAGATACTTTCTAAGTATGCAAAGTCAATCACAAGATTAGGGGTATTATAATGTCTATCTGTGAAACCCCAGACTTTATGTTCCCTATGATGGCAGATGTTTATTATCCAATTGCTGAAACAACTGCCTATGGCAATGTTACAAAAACTTGGATTTTAGATAAAACAATTGTTTGCTCATTTAATGAAGCTGGCGTATCCTACAAAGAAGATATTAAGCCAGACCCAAACATCAAAACAGACACACTGCTTCTTGGAAGAGTTAAAAAAGATATTCGTATTTCAAGCGTTGATGCAAAGAATGCAGCAACCAATGTTGTCATAACAAATATTCGTGATAAATTTAACAATCCAATCTACCTTGAAACATCTGGACCAAGAAACGGAAGATCAACACTATTTGAGATTGCAACTCAAGCACCATTTGTTAATCCATTTGGAACAGTAGAATACCACAAGGTTGTCCTACGCCGCTCTGAAAACCAGGGAGCAGATGTATAATGAGAGCAAAGTTTAATGACACCCTATTCCTTAAAGAGATGAACAATATTGTTCAGTATTCTTTTGGATTTAATGAAGGTGTTAAGCGAGGAAGAAATCACATTCTTAATGCTGTAGGTAAAGATGCTATTCAATTAATTAAACAGTATATTGATTCTTCTGCTAGAACCAATCCTGGACTTCTTCACCACATGTATGAATGGAATCAGACTGGAAGTCCTAACGCAAGATTGTTTGACATTGACTACACAATATCTGGAATGGGACTATCTATCAAAACAACATTTAGACAGTCAACATCTGTAAAAAATGGCTCTACCGTTCCATTTTACGACAAAGCAAGAATTATAGAGAATGGTATCCCTGTTACAATCAGACCTCGTAATGCATCTGTGCTTGCGTTTGAAGATGGTGGAGAGCAAGTATTTACTAAAGGTCCAATAGTAATTGACAGTCCTGGAGGAGCTCAGGCTCAGGGTGGATTTGAAAAAACATTTGATTCATTCTTTAACAGTTTTTTCTCACAAGCCTTTTTAAGAATTAGTGGTGTAATGGATTACATTCAAAACCCTACAGTTTTTGCAAAAAATCTATCAGCAGGAAAACGTGGCGGTAGAGCAGTTGGTATTTCAACAGGCTACACTTGGGTAGCAAACATAGGAGTTAAACGATAATGGCTATTTACTATCCCCCAATCTTTATAAATAAATACCTACAAGAAAAACTTGCAGGTAGAGGGTTTGGAGCAGTCCCAATGTTTCCAACATACCCTAGCGATTTTACTGTTGCAGAAAGCTTCAGTCTTGATGTGCTAACTTCTAGCGGTACATCAAGGTATCAATTTCAGGGACAAGCAGCGGTATTTGACAGAATGTTTAAAATGCGTAGGGGACCATTTCCATACATTAAGTGTGAACAACTATTATATTATTTTTATGCACTTACAGAAACAGCTGTAGTAAACCTTATAGAAATGACACAAGAAATACAAGATCTTCTGGACAACGGAGATGATTCTGCTAAAGACTTAAATGCTTGGATTGCTTCGAAGGTAAGCGGTACAGTAACGGTAGATGGCAAAGTTCACAAGAAAGTCACCTTCGATGGAACAGACTTTTTACTGCCATACTTTCACGAAATTAAAATCTACCAACTTGAGGAAACTCGTGACATTATAGATTTTGGTACTGCTCGTACATATGCAGGGAATAAAATAATTATTGACTATGATTGGCACAAATCAGATTCATTTGCATAATAACCATATATAATTATAAAGAGGAAACACCCACCCAAACTCTATAACAAGAAAGAGGTGAAATAAAATATGCCCTATTCACGTGGTACAAGTGCTAACATCATCGTTGGTGCAGCAGCACTTTTCGCATATCAAGATGGTCCAATCGGTCAAAACACAAGTGGTGGTATTACTAACACTCAAGCTGAAATCGATTTGCCCAACTTCCAAACTAACATTTCGTACAAGGAAACTCTTGCAAATGCAACAAATAGCGTTGACTTCCGTAACGTTGGTTACACCATGAACGGTCTTGAAATCGTTTTTCAGCCTGACTTCGGTGAGGTACAGGTTGACCAGGTTCTTGACGTTGCTAAGCTTTACAAGCAGGGAATGCAGGTTAATCTTAACACAGCATTTGCTGAAGCAACACTAGATAACTTGCTCTTTGCAATTGCAGGACAGTCAAGCGACCTTTCAGCTACATACACCAGTGTTACATCACAGAGTGCATTCGGAACACCAACTTACGACGGTGACCGAGTTCTAAATCTTGGTGCAGGAAACATTGGCGAATGTCCAGTTGAGCGTGGTCTCGTTGCAGTTGGTCCAGGTACAGGAGACTGTGCAGCTGGTTCATCAATTGAGCGAATCTACGTTGCATTCCGTGCTCTTTCAATTGAAAGTGTTACAGTATCAGCAAAGCGTGACGAAGCTACAATGTTTGAAGTCTCATTTAGACTTCTTCCTAACGACAATGCGTCTTATGGAAAGATTGTAGACCGCACACTCGCATCATAATTTAATATAATCAGGACTGCTCAGAGTTTCGGCTCTGGGCAGTTTTGTTTTTGGTACAATAGATGTATGGCAACAGAAATTTATGAAACAGGAACTACTACACTAGTAGACGGAACAGAGATATATTTAACACCGCTAAAGATTAAATACCTTAGAGAATTTATGAAAGAGTTTGAAAATGTTAAACTTGCAAAAGATGATGCAGAAGCAATCTCAGCATTAGCACAATGTGCGAGGGTATGTATGAAACAATTCTATCCATCTATAAAAACAATAGAAGACTTAGAAGACAACCTTAACCTTCCAGCTATCTATAAAGTATTAGACATTGGAGCTGGAATTAAAATTGACGGCGACGATGAAGAAGAACCAGTAAAAGATCAGGCAGTAGACAGTGGATCTACCTGGGAGACTCTTGATCTAGCAACACTAGAAGCAGAAGTATTTCTTTTAGGAATATGGAAAGATTTTGAAGAGCTTGAGTCATCAATATCTATGCCAGAACTAACATCAATACTTAACGTAAAAAGAGATTTAGATTACCAGGAAAAAAAGTTTATGGCTGGAATCCAGGGGGTAGACCTTGATAAAGAGAGTGGTAGCCAAGATCTATGGGAGCAGAAGAAAGCCAAGTTCTTTAGTGGCGGAGCAACCAGTAATTCAAATGACGTAGTAGCCCTACAAGGAGCAAATGCTGCACAAGCTGGATTTGGAATAGGTATGGGATTAGGCTATGAAAAACTAGTCGAAAACTAAACTTCTTCTGTGATATAATTTAATAAGCCTAACAAGGAGGAAACAATGGCAACAACAATTAATGAAGCTACACAGCTCACACTTATGGACGGAACAGTACTTAATGTTCGTCCACTTAAGATCTCACTACTTCGTGACTTTATGAAGGAGTTTGAGGGTATTGCTAAGGTAGCAGATGATAACGCAAAGTCAATGGATATACTTATGAAGTGTGTTCAAATTGCAATGAAGCAGTATAGTCCAGAACTAGCAGCAGATGTAGCCGCTCTTGAGGACAATATTGATCTACCAACCGTTTATAAGGTGGTAGAAGCAGCATCTGGAATTAACCTTTCAGATACTGTAGCTGGTCTTATGGGCTAGACTAAAAAGGGGAAGTGTTAATGAATGGCTGAAGATGCAAATGCTAATATACGCATAGATATTGACACTACCGCTGCTACTGCAGCACTTAAAGCACTACAAGGTCAAATCGCAAGATTTCACACAGAGATGGCTCGTGGTGGAGCAGTAGCTGGTCAAAACGCTTCCAAACTACAGCAAGACCTAATAAACTCTATTAATGCTGGTGGTCAGTTCCAAGCTGGAATGACTAAGGTTCAGTCAACCACCGAAGCATTTACTACTGCCCTTGAGAAAAACAAACTTTCGATGGGGCAGTATTTTAGATACGCTGGGGCATCAACAAAAACATTCGGACGATTCTTCCGTGGCGAATTTGAAACAATTACAAAGGTAGCTACCGAAAGAGTCAAAGATCTTCAGACTCAATATATCTCAATGGGTCGTGATGCCAACGGAGCACTACAATCAATCAAGGTTAGACCACTAACTCTTGATATGAATGACCTTGCAACACAAACAATGATTACTGCACAGAAGCAGCAATTATATAATCAATTGCTTAAGCAAGGGTCTACTAATCTTCTAAACTTTGGTAAGAATACTCAGTGGGCTGGTCGTCAGCTTATGGTTGGTTTTACCCTTCCCCTCACATTATTTGCTAGTTCAGCTGCCAGATCTTTTATGGAAATTGAAAAGCAGGTAATTAGAATTCGTCGTGTTTATGGAGACTTCTCTACAACAGTTGCAGAAACCGACCAGATGATTGATTCAATCAAAACTCTTGCAGGAGAGTATACCAAGTACGGTGTTGCAGTTTCAGACACCCTAGGACTTGCGGCTGAAGCGGCAGCTGCTGGTAAGTCAGGTCAAGAGCTTTTAGCTCAAATATCTCAAGCTACTCGTCTAGCAGTTCTTGGTAACGTAGAACAAACCCAGGCTCTTGAAACAACCATGTCTGTTACTAACGCTTTTGGTGTTGCTACTGAAGATCTTGCCAATAAAATTGACTTCCTTAACGCAGTAGAAAACCAATCTGTTACATCGATTGAAGACCTTACCATTGCTATTCCCAAGGCTGGACCTGTTGTTCAACAGCTTGGTGGAGACGTAGAGGACTTGGCATTCTTCCTTACAGCAATGAAGGAAGGTGGAATTAATGCTTCTGAAGGTGCTAACGCACTCAAGTCTGGTCTTGCTGCACTCATTAATCCAACTGGAAAAGCAAAAGAAATGCTTCAAGGATTTGGAATTAACATTGAAAAAATTGTTAACTCAAACAAGGGAGACATTAAAGGACTAGTGCTTGATTTTGCTTCCGCACTTGATACACTTAACCCACTAGATCGTGCTCGTGCAATTGAGCAACTATTTGGTAAGTTCCAATTCTCACGTCTATCTACACTTTTCCAAAACGTCATTGGCGAGGGTACACAAGCAAGCCGTGTTCTTGAGCTAACAAAAGCAACTACACAAGAACTTGCAATTTTATCCCAACGAGAACTTAAAAAGGTAGAAGAGACAACTACCTATAAATTTGAAAAAGCTTTTGCAGATTTCCAAGCAGCTTTAGCACCTGTTGGAGAACAGTTCCTAAAAGCCATTACGCCAGTTATTGAATTTGGAACAAAACTTCTTAATCAGTTTAATAGCATGGGTGATGGTGCAAAGAGTTTTGCTGTTATTCTGACTACCGTTGTGGCAGGTATTGGTCCTGTCTTGCTTATGACTGTTGGTCTTGTTGCTAACGGTGTTGCCAACCTTATCAAAATGTTCCAGGCACTTGGAACTATATTTAAGAAATCTGGGGCAGATACAACGACTCTCGGTCTACAAACAGACTATATGACTCAGCAACAAATTGAAGCAGCAGCAGTAGCAGCATCACTTAATCAGTCACACAGCAAACTTTCACAAACTTTTAGCGTAGAGGCTGCAGCATTAAATAACCTAACGCTTGCTTATCAAAAAGCAGTTACTGCACAACGTGGATTTGCAATGCCTGGAGGTAGAGTTGCTGGATCAGCCACAAAGCCAAAAGGTTTTGCTAGTGGTGTAGTTAGCGTTCCTGGTCCGAAGGGTAAGGGTGATACAGTCCCTGCAATGCTATCACCAGGAGAAGCAGTTATTCCTGCTGACATGGCTAAGAAGTATGGCGGTCTTATTCAGGGAATGGTTTTTGACAACATTCCTGGATACTCACAATCTAATATTAAAAAAGATGTTTCTATGTTTGGTGGACCACAAAGACTTCTTGCTCCATATACTGTTGGTGCTCGTGGAAACACTGCTGGTGGCTTTGGTGTAGATAGAACAGGAATTTCAGCACCAGACTCAATTGCAGAACTTGCAATGTCTATGGTTGCAGCAACACTTACTGAGTCTGGTACTAGAATTTCAAACGGCGTAGTCGATTCTGTAGTTGGTCCAATTTCTTCTGCAGCAGAAGAAATATCTATATTACTACAAACTACCGCAGAAGAAATGGGTGACAATGCTACACATATCTCACAAGTAGTAAAAGCAAAACGAGAAGAAATAGATACAATTCTTAAAAGTAAGTCTGCACTACTTCCTTCAGATCAACAAGGAGCATTTGTTTCTGGATCCCAAAGACTCCTAGATCCAACACTAGAAGATGTTAGAACTGGAGGATATGCAAGAGTACCTGCAATTAGAGTTAATCCAGATACTGGAGTACCCACTAAAAAGGGTGCTTCTTGGTATACTGCACTAAAGGGTAAGGCACAATCATTTAAAGCTAAATTAGCTACACTTAGAAGTAACCCAAATTTTGCAGGTCGTTTAATTGGATCTGCAGGAACACAGGCACACTTAGCACCAGAAAATCTTTCAATGTTAGGTGGAATGTCTCCAATGGGTGGTGCAGCTATGGGCTTATCGCCAGAATTACAGCAACCAGCTAGACAAAAATTATTAAATACAGTTAGACTATATTTTACAAAATTGGGGCAAGAAGTTCCTAAAGAAATTGAAGCTGCAGTATTGGGTGGTGCTAGAGCGATCACTGCAACAGCATCGCCATCACAAGAAATGCATAATCTTGGAGTAGATATTGGTCAAGGAGCAATTAATGGGCTTGAGTCTAAAGTAGACGATGCAGCAAGAGCTGGAGAAAGTCTTGGACAAGCTGCTGCAAGTGGTACACAGGCTGGAGCAAGAGGACAACGAGGAAATAGAAGAGTTCAGACTGGAGTAGTCGGTGCAGGAGGATTCCCTGTAAGAACAACCCCAGAAGGATCTTCAATTATTATTGGTGATACAGGAAGATTTATACAAGAAGAAGAAAAGCCAGGTAAAAAACCGCTAACCCCATCTCAACAAGCTGCAAGAGATAAGATGATCCGTCGTCGTGCCATGAATGTAAAGATGCATTCTATGGGTGGACGAATTGCTGCTGGAGTTAAGGGTATGGGCGGTATGGGTGCAGGTATGGGGCTTGCTATGGCTGGTGGAGCAGTAGGCATGATACCTGGTCTTCAAGAACTTGGAATGGCTATATCCCTGATTGGTCCACTTTTTATGATGATGAAGCCAGCAACTGTTGGTGTTATTGCAGCTTTAGGTTTACTAGCTTATGGAATTTATAAAACAATAGAGGCAGGAGAAGAGCAGCGTAAACAAGCATTAGCCCTTGGAAATTCTTTTGCTATGGGGTCAAAGGCATTACAGTCTATGTCTGAGGATATGGGAACAGTAAGTCTTAGTCAAAAACGTCAGGCAGATACAAATGAATTACTTACAAGTACAACAGAAAAACAAATTTCTGCTGGAGAGCAATACTTAACAGAAACAGATAGCGGAAAGGCTCTTGTAGATGAAATAAAAACGTTACAGTCTAATAATATGTCTACTCAAGAAATTGGAGAACTTCTTGGAAATAAAATTTCTTATGCTGTTTCTCAAAATGTAATTACACAGCAACAAGGTGAAGGAATAATTGCTGCACTTGGAGTTATTTCTGGAAATCTTGGAGTAAGTACAATAGCTTCCAGCACATTAGAAAATACACAAAACCTTACACCAGGATTGGCTGCTAGTGGAGCTGCAAAAACAGCTTTTAATGCTGCTAAGAAATCAGACAGTTCTCTAACACAGCTTAGTGGTTCAGTATCTGCACTGTCAGTTGCTACTGGTGGAGAAGACATAATTAACTCAAGATATGATTCATTAATTAAAGAATTAAAACTTCAAAAAGAGAAAGCAAAAACAAAAGAAGAAGAGCTTCTTTTAGAAGGAAAAATTGGAGATTTAGAGTCACAAAGAATAACTGATCTAAAAGATCAAAGAGAACTTCAAAAAGAAATTAAAACTTATATAGAAACAAAAGCATTTGCCTTAACGCGAGGCGGAGCTTTTAATGCAGCACCCTATATATCTATGATGAAAGAAATTTTTGGAGAGACTAGCGACGAGTATAAAGCCGCATTGAGTCTTATGACAGATGAAAATAACAAAGCATTTGGTAGAGAATTTTTAGTTAATATCGGAACAAGTCTTGCAACTAAAGAGCTAAATCCAGGAGCTTTAGAAACACTACTATCATATGCCAAAGAAAACAAAAATTTTGTTGCAGCATATAACCTATCAGTTACAACTTCTGGCGATATTGAAACACTTGATACTCTTGGAAAACTTCAAGCATTAGACGCAACATCAGATCAAGTAACAGTTGCCTTAAACTTAATAAATTCTGGAAAATCTGCAGAAGATGTAACTGGAGCTTATCAAGATCTTCTTGGTGCTAAGGCTGGAGGTATTGGTGTCGGCGTTGATATTGACGAATCCGCAATTAGAAAATATTTAAATGATCTAAATGCAATAAAAGAAGCAACACCAAAAGATGGAAAGTTTACAGTTCAATTTCTTGCAGATTACGTCGGAGGAGAAGAGGCTGCAAAAGCAATTTTAGATAGCGAAACTTTTCAGAAACTTCCTAAAAAGAAAAAGGCAGAATATATTGCAACCTATAAAGCTTTTCTTACAGGAAGTATTGATAAAGGATCAACTGCATATACTGCCTGGAAAACATTAATGAACAAAACTGGTGAAGATACTAGTGATACAGCATTTGTTCGATGGACCCTAAGTAAAATTGAAGGTGCTGGAGAAGGCGGCGGTAGTGGTCCAGGTCCTACCCCTACTCCCGATCCTCCTGTTGGGGGCGGTGGAAGCCCTGCCGATACTACTACAGAAGATTCAGTAATGGCAAGACTTCAAAAAAGATTAGCTAAACAAAATGCATTATTAAATGTTATTTCTCTTAAAGAAGCTAAAATTAATAAAAGATTTGATGAACGTAAAAAAGCCCTTGAAGAAATTGCAAAGCTTAATGGCAAAATTGCAGAACAACAAAAAGGTCAGCTAGACGTTGCGGATGCGTTAACACGTGGAGACATTGCTTCCGCTGCACGAGCGGTACAAGCAGAAAGAGTCCGTGCTGCTGCCCTTGCTCAAGAACAACAAATGCTTTCTCTTGAACGACAAAGACAAGCAGAACTTGCAAACGTTATGTTTAAAGGAAAAACAAGAGAAGAAGTAGAAGCAAAAATTGCTAGATTAAATATGAAAATTGCAAAACGTGAATACAGAACTGCTGCTAGTGGAGGTATGATAAGAGGATACGCTAGTGGAGGTATGATGAATGGATACTCTGGTGGAGGAATGATGAAAAGATATTCTGTTGGTGGTAAAGTTGTTTCATATTTTGCCGATGGTGGAAGTCCTTTAGGTTCAGATACCGTTCCTGCCATGCTTACTCCTGGAGAGTTTGTTATTAAACGACCTGCCGTTCAAGATTTCGGGGTAAAGAATCTACAAGCAATCAATAGTGGCAGTAATCCATCTTCAGGCGTGTATAATTATAGTATCAGCGTAAACGTTAGCACAGAGGCAAACCCAGATCAGATTGCACGAGCAGTAGCACAAAACGTAAAGCGTACAGAATCTTACAGAATAAGGGGTAACAGGCTATAATGGGATATTTTGACGGTAGACAGAAATACGGCAGACCACAAGGAATGATGTGGACTGAGAGTAAAGACACTTATAATGCACTTACAGTACCAGCTACAGTAACAGGTCAATCAACTATTCTGATTCTTTCAGACCACAACCGCTCTCCAATCAATGTTGATAAAATAAGAATTGAAACAAGAGATCGAATGATTAATGGTCGTATGCGTTCTTATCACACTGCAGACAAAATGTCAATTTCTGTTTCTTGGGAAATGCTACCTTCACGATCATTTGCTGGAAATCCCCTCTTTAGCTCATCGACTGGTCTTCCACAGAACCCATTTATTGATAGAATAACTAATCCTAAAAATCCTGCTAACACTGCAGAATTTCAATACACGGTAGATGGTGGTGCAGGTGGGGTAGAGATTCTAGACTGGTACGAAAATCACACTGGACCATTCTGGGTATACCTTGCTTATGACAAATATAGTAACTTTGAAGCACAAAATAATCCATATGGATATTTAGATGTATACAACGAAGGTGTTGAAATGTACTTTGCAGACTTCTCTTATTCAATTGAAAAACGTGGGGCAAATAACTTTGATTACTACAACGTTTCTGTTACACTAGAAGAGGTATAATGTTTGTAAATAGTAATGTTCAGTCATATCTGGAAACATCTGCAACTATTAATAGTGAGTCTCTAATCCTTGCTGAAATTAATATGAACTATGCCGAGAACTTTGATGCAATTGGAAACTATAGATACCGCACAACAATTGCAAATCCAAATACTGCAAACTTTGGAGTTATAACAACAACGTATGACTCTACAGACGCTCTGAACGCCTACACAGGGGCAACGGATTCTGATGTTGTTATTGATGGTGGAGTATCTGCAGATGCTAATAGCACCCCAGTAGTCTTTACATCTGTACAAGAAAGAAAGAAACTTTTGTTTTCTTTAGAAGATTGTTTTAATAGATTTAGACCAAGATCTGGAATTAACAAAGCAATATATTACGGTGACACAGTAAACTCACGATACTCGCACAGCGATGGTCCAGACATGATGAGCAGACCTCGTTATTATGTTTCAGACAAAGAAGATAAGTTTAAATACTGGACATCGTTTAGACAAGAACAGTCTGGAAATGTGGCGGTAGAGAGAGGTATCTCTGCTAAAGCATGTGTAGTATCTGAAACACTAACAACATACCTAATCGACGATGCTGCACCATTTATTGTTTATAAAGAAAAAGTTCCAGTAAACAGGATTATTATTAAAATGCAAACACATGTTGGCTCAGTAAAACAAGACCCAATTAATTCAGGTTTATATCAAATGGTTTCAGACCCACTGTTTGATGATACTAATACTATTGTAAACAGAACAGTGCCAATGGATTGGAAAGTTCAATACCTTGAAGAAAATTATGAAACAGGTGTTTTAACTTGGCAAGATGCAGTAGATTTTGGAACGCTTTACCCAGACGGTAAGAGCAGTGGCTCTCCAGTTATTTCAAGGGATGGGTATGTAGAACTTCATTACGGTAAAAACGAAGGCGACTATAAATGGTATCTTGGCTCACAGTCACAATCAAGCAATACAGCAATTATGACTGATTTGAGCAATGTTGTAGAGCTTGGTCCACCAAATCAAATTGGTGAATACGAACAGTTTATGTTTATTAAAGGCTTAAGAATTGTTGTAAAAACAATGAGTAGACAAGATGTTCCATTTGAACTTATTGAACTTTCTCCACGACTTGCTGCAGATTTTTCTTCAATTACAAAAGAATATAATACCAGCAGGGTTGCCTCAGATCTTGGAGTGAGCGGTATGCCAGTAGGACAGTTACTAGCCTCAACTGGATCAATTACAATAGCAGACTATGATCAAGTTCTAAATAAAAATAATCAAATTTCAAGCTCAAATCCAACTGGTAGCGTTATTGCTAATTTTGTAAATAGAAACCTTCAGCTAAAATTCTTTGAAGTAATTAAAGAAAATTTAGAAGATACTTCAACATGGTGTTATGTTCCAATCAAAACACTCTATGCAGAATCATTTCCAGAGTTTGACAATGACTCTAGAATGGCAACCATACGATTACGAGACATGTTTTTTCATTTTGAATCAATGACTGCTCCACAAATTTTATTAACAAATGTGTCTTTTAGTTATGCAATAGCAATGATTATGGACTCGATTGGATTTTCAAATTATGCATACTATAAATCAGTTAATGATAATGATCCGATTATACCGTTTTTCTTTGTAGCACCAGACACAAGCGTTGCACAAGTCCTTGAAGATTTGGCGGTATCAACTCAAACGGCTATGTTCTTTGACGAATACAATAACTTTATTCTTATGAGCAAAAGATACATGATGCCAAATCCTGGAGATCGTCAACCAAACAATCCAGATGAAGAAATTAACTTTACTTTATATGGGACAACAGACTTTGTTAAGACTGGTATATTAAATAATAAAACAGCTAACAATACATCCGTATTATCAAACATTAAGTCCGTCGGTTCAGTAAACAAAAACATTTTTAATGATGGCTCAATTAAATATACTTCACGATACATTCAAAAAAGCTATGGAGAAATTAGGCAAGCTTCTTTTATTGACCAGGATAAAACTTGGCAATATAAGCCAGTATTGCTTTGGGAAATTGAACCTAGTGAAAACTCAAAGTCAATAAACGAAGAAAAAGCAAAGCAGGGGTCTTATGTTTTGTCTGCTATCCCTCTTAACTCAAATCTATCTAATGTTATTCCTACAGTGCAGAGCAACCAAATAGTAAATAACATAATGGACTTGGGAGAAGGTGTTTATTGGATACCACGCTACAATGGATATTTCTATGCAAACGGAGAAATGATTAAGTTTGATGCAGTAGAATATAACGTTGCAAAAGCACTGATTGGCTCTAACCTAACAACAACTACATCTACAACCAGTAATGCTACTATTATTACAACTGCTTCTAGGATATTTAAAAATGTAAAACCTGGTCAAAAAGTTGTAAAAGTTTCTGGTGCTGGAAACGTTGCAGCCAACACAACCATATCTTCGGTAACACAAACAGAATCAGCTATTGATATATACGGAAAAGCAGGTATACAGATAATAACAACAATTACTTTATCATCTGCTGCAACAGCCGCTGGATCTATGACGTTTAATATTGAAGATACTTCAAGCAATGTTTTTATAAATAATGTTCAAGAATACCAAGATTATTTTGCACAAATTCCATTTAATGGAAAAATGTATCCAACTGGACGTGTAAGAATTTTTGCAGAACCATTCTATGAATCATATACCGAAAACGGAATTGCAAAAACTAGACTTAAAAATGGTGTAGTAAATAAACATGGTCGTGGTCAATTTAATACAAAGATAGTAGAACACTCTGCAGGTTTAGGAACACACTGGACAGACGACAATAATATTTTTGGAATGTTTATGGATTCTGACTATTTGTTTGGTGATAAATCAAAGAAAGAACTTCCAGTACGAGTAGCGGTAGCAATACCAAGTCAGACTCCTAGTACACAAATTACTCTTGTTAGCAATAGAGGAATAAGCAAGGGAAATACTGTTACTGGCTTAGGTATTCCAGAAAACACTAAAGTTACAAAAGTAAAAGGTACAAATATTATAATTGTAAGTAATCCATGTGCAAACCTAGTTGTTGATCAAGAAATCTATATTACTGGAAAGGGAATTAAGGCAAGAGATTTATTATTAGCTGATCCAATTACAACAACAGGGCTTGGTTTGGGAAATCCAAATGATTTAGAAACAGCAGCACGAACTATAGCAAAAGAAACAGTAAGAACTGGAATTATTAAAAACATGCTTTCTTCTGCTTATTATTCTGAAGATACCTTAAATTCTTTAAAATCTACCCAAACAGGAACAGTGCAATCATCAGCTTTAATTATGACTGGATCTACAGCAAAACCAACATATGGAAAACCACAAAATCTTATATCTTATATTAAAAAAGATTTAGCAAACACCGATGTCGATACTCCAAAACTTTTTGGCTGTAGGTTAAGGATTATTGGAAGATTAGACAATAATGATTTCAGCGTTCAGAGTCCATATGGTTCTAATCCAATAACTACAATTACTACCGCAAACTCTAATGAAAACAAAACGATTTATGCATCATCTGGTGGCATAAGTTTTATGTTTGATGAAACTAGGAGTCGTGGTTATTTCTTTGAAATTGCAGCACTTACTGCAGCTAACATAGATCAGTATGGCGATCAAGATGGACTTGCAAATCTATTATTTTATAAAACAGTAATCAAGTCAGATGCTATTTTAAAATCAATAAAAAGAGAAGACAAGTCAAAAGAAATTACATTTATTGGAAAAAACTCCTTTAAACCTGGAGACCTTGTATCTGTGTCAATAAGTGGAGACACCTATAGCTCATATGAAAAAACAGCAGAGGAACCGTATACGGTTTTGACAGCAGACTCAACTGAATTTACCGTAAAAGGAGAAAAAGCAACATCTACACAAACTATTGACTTGTCTGCTCTAACCGCTGTTGCATCTTATACTACAGCAAACAAAGCAATTCCATATACGTTGTGGGAAGGTCTTTCAAACATAGTTGTTGATGATGGTAAATTTACTGGTCAGCACAGATTAAAGGGTGAGCAAAATCCAAGCGTCTACGACTTAGCAGTTGAGTATGAGGATATTACCGAGGGAAGAAAGTTTTATTTATACTTAAATCAAAAACTAATTGGAACAGTAATAGATCCATTACCATTACCAGTAATTAATAACATTGCTCCATTTGTTAGAAGTACTTCTAAAGTAATGTTTGAAAACATCTATGCTATTGGTCAAGACATTGCCAACAATGGAGTTAACCTCCAGGATGCTCCCTTAAGATCTGGCTCACTCTTTAATGAAGAGACAGATAGTGACAACTCATTTAGAAAATATTCTGTAAGTAGTGCTGTTCAAGACACATACATAAAGGGTATTAGTCCATTCCAACCGCCAAAATATAAGATGTATTTTGAAGAGTTTGGAACAATTATGAGAGAGTCTGCCTACTTTAACTTTAGATATGATAAAGCATATCCTGCATTTATTTCAAAAATTGCACCAACGTTTAATAGCCTAAAAGGGTATGCTGTTTCTGGATATGTTGGAAACGCATATGGTGCAGAGTTTTTAATATTTAATACAACAGATTCAGCAGTAAACTTAGACGAAACAAGCGGCAACTATCTTAGAATTCTTGGTGTTACATTTACACAAGAATCAGATCGTCAACTAACTCTTGATGAATACTTAAAAGCAAAAAGCGATTTGTCAAATCCAGATTTTAATAATTCTGTTTTAGAAAGTTCAATAGATAATCCTAACACTGCAGCAAAAAATTTAAGACTTGTAAAAAATAGTCGTGTAACAAATGGACGTAATGAGTTTTCAATTGACGGAACATATATACAAAATGCAGACCAAGCAGAAGAATTAATGGGATGGCTAATAGAAAAAATGTTAGATCCAAGATTATCAGTAGGTCTATCAATTTTCCCAGTGCCAACTTTACAACTTGGAGACATTGTTACAATTAATTATAAAACTAGAAATACTAACGGAAACCTTATTGATGAAATTGCTAGTTCATCTAAACGATTTGTAATCTATAATATTGAATATAATAAAAATGAAAATGGTCCTGAAATGACAATATATTTAAGTGAGGTATCATAATGGCAAGAGGAAGAAGAAGAAAAGGAAAAAACAAGGAAACACCATTAGCTAATAATATATTTTTACCAGAGCCATTATACAGAAGAGACAAACGTGGTATAAAGGTAGCAAGACCAGACATTATTCTTAGTGAGGACGAGCTTTCTCTAGAAGCTATGTCAGACTTTATTTTTGCTGAAATTGGTGGTCAAGAAATTTTAGATATTTCAAGATCTGATTTTGTAAACAGCCCACTAAATCAACAATATACTTCTACTCCAGGAACTGGAACATCTTATATTCAAAAAGAACCAATCAGTTTTTCTGACGGTATAACAAATACCTTTGCTTCTTTCAATATGCTACTAGAGAACTATACTCCACAAGATACAACAACAAATCTTTTAGAACTAAACAATGAAACAGGCGTAATCACTATTAGATTAACAAACGTAAGAGCTACAGATAATATAGAGGTTCAATTTTTGACATATGCAGATGTATCAGATGATATAATATTTGAAGGGATATAAATATGCTGACAACAAAAGGTAAAAACGTACTTGCCAAATACTTGGTAAACCAAGCTCCAGGGTACGCTGGATACATTGCTGTTGGTTGTGGGACTAACCCACTATCAACAATGACAGTTAATGTTGAATCTGGAACACTTGTATCAAACATTATAACTTTTGTAACAAGTACCCCACATAACTTTTTGCCTGGACAGGGTGTATTTGTTGATGGACTAGACAACGCAGTTGATGGTTCATATTCGATTGCTACAGTGCCAAATACATCAGCTTTTACTGTTAGTAAAGTTGCTGCTAATATTGCAACTACACCATCAACTCCTGGTACAGCAACACGAAATTTTATAAATAGGGATCAAATGACTTTTGAAATGTTTAGAGTGCCAATTGTTTCTCGTGGAATTATTACTGAAAACAATTTAACTAAAGTTGTATTTACTGCAGAACTTCCAAACCTTGAACAATACGGAATGACAGAAATTGGAATCTACCCTTCTGGAAGTAATCCAACAGCAAGCACTATTGACAGCAGGGTATTATTTAATTTTTCAGATACAGAAAACTGGGAGTACCACTCTGACGTTGTTGAAAAGCCAGTATCATACGTAGATGGTGCAGGATATGCAAATGCTGCAATAAAAATAAGCGGAAATGATAATTTTGCTTTAATTAATTCCTATGATCCAATTTTTAGTACTTACTATAGAATGACATCAAAAGAACAACCAAGATTTGAATCAAAGACACTAATGCTTAGGGGAAATACTTCGGCAATAAACACCTCCCCTACAATATACTCAATCTATGAAAACAGTTCTTTTCCCGAAAATCAATCGCACATTCATCATACAAACGTTTCTTTTTCCTTCGATAAAAACTCTGCAGACGATCTGTTAAAGTTAGCCTTCTCAGTAATTACAGAAGCTACAAGTGCTACACAATATTCAGAAATAGGTGGACTTAATATAATTGTTCAGTTTGCAGACTCTGAGACACTTGGAAGTAGTGAGTATGCCAATATGCAATTTTCATTAAACTCAACAGATTTAAAAGCAAACAACGCAAACACACAATATTATGTTGCCCAAAAATCATTGTCAGAACTTAAAACAACTTCAAACTTTCAATGGTCTTCTGTAAACACTGTCAAAGTTTTTGCATCAGCTTTTGCTAATGTTGGAACAAACGTTTCTGCATCAATTCTTACAAGCAATGTGGCTACAATAACAACTTCCACTGTTCATGATTTGCTTGTAGGAGATAAAATTGCAATAAATAATAGACCTGGCTATAGCGGTGTATATGAAATTGCTACAGTACCAACTACAACAACATTTACATATTCAACAACAACGGCAAACATAGCCTCTAATACAACAGATGGTGGCACAGTAACAAAACTTCTAGGAAATCACTGGATAGCACTAGACGGACTTCGTTTTGAAAACATATCTTCTGCTGCTGCAAATCCACTATACGGACTTACTGGATATTCTTTGCTTGCAGAAACAGCGGTATCGTCTAACGGTGCATCAATTACAAACTATCCAATAGTAAAACAAAGAAATACAAACAACCTTATAGAGTTTAAGTTTGCTGTAGATACTGGTGGTGTATAGTGGCTGAACAAGAAATATTTGAAGCAAAAATATCTACGGCATCATTTCCTCCTAGACTGCCAGGCAATAAGCTTGCACTTAGGTATAAAGTAAAATCTTCTGATCTTAATCAAACCACTCAATGGTCTCCAGTCTATTATATAAATGGACCAACTAGACTTCAGGCAACCACAAATTCAATCGATAATTTAACAGCCACAAAATTTGTAGTAGATTGGGTAGATGACAATGTATCTGGTTACGATCTATTTGTTTCATATTCTATAGATCTTTCAACTTATACTGGAACAGTCAACTCTGTTGGAACTACTAAGACTATTTATTTTACTTCAACATTTATTCCCGAAGAACTTAAAAATTTTAAGGTTGGCGATTTAATAGATGTGGCTGGGGTAGCCAACGCACTTAATGGAACTGCTACTGAGGGTGGGGCAGATATGAAAATTACTGAACTTAATTTAACAACAAGTCCATATTACATTAGATATATTGGTGACTCTAGTAATACAACAGCTAATACATCAATCTCAGCTGGTTATTTTGCAACAGCAAATCTTGCAAGTCCAGAACAAAGATATCGTCAATATAGATATTTAGCAACCTATCCATTAACTGGAGAGGGAGAAAAAACCTACACTTTTCAATCAGCAATAACGCAGAATGGTGTTTTGCGTTATCAAACAGCAGCGGCAATAATTCAAATCGAAGGCACTAGTAAAGTTTTAGACTCATCTCTTCAAATTGCAAAGACTACCAGAGTGTCCCTCTAATCTGATATAATAATAGTATGAAACTTCCACTTCCAAATAGAGGTCAGCCATTTGACCTAGCCTTAGTATATAGAATAATTGAAGAGATCAATAATTTATGGAACGAGATTGGACTTCGTGTTTCTTCATACTCTTCAATACAAACCGCAAAAGAAGCTATTAGTAGTGTTCGATCAAGCGACGTAAGAACTGTTGCTGGGTTTGTAAATGTTATTGATAATACTAGCGTAAAAACAAATGACGACAAGCCATTTACCTATACATTTGATAGAGCATTTAAGTATCCACCAATTGTATCCACATCGTTAGAAACTATTGGTGAAAGTAATACTGAAGCAACTAAAAGCTCTACTGTAATTCTTACAAAGGTTAGCACGAGCACAATTGAGGGAATTATTAAATTTGAAACAGCAGGAACGGCTGCTGTACGAGTTAATCTTATTGCCGTTGGCATTCCTGTATAATGGACAGAGAGCAGTATAATTCTGCCCCAATAATTCCAGGTAGCAAAAAGGTTTGGTTTTTAAATGGTGACCTTGTTCGCATCTATCACTTTAATAGATCTAATGGAATAATGTCCGTATATAACATTATTAAAGATCAAGTTGAAAGTTGTTTAGTTACAGATTTTAAACGGAATCGTGAAAGAGCATACACTGTAGGCGAGACAGCAACAATGGTAAACAGACACAAGAAGTATATGCCTAGCCTTATGAAACGTGGAGTAATCCCCGAACCAATGGGTTCTCAGAAGGGCGGAGAGCGTGGCTGGCAAGTTCGATGTTACTACTCAGAATCACAGGTGCGTGACATTCGTGATATACTTGCTACCTATCACATTGGTAGACCAAGAAAAGACAATCTGGTTACTAATGACATTACGCCTTCGCCACAGGAGTTGACAAGACGTATGGGAGATGGTATACTGACATATACGAGAACTGAAGACGGCAGGTTTGTTCCTGTTTGGTCTGAAAGTATTTAACCGAAGGGTATGAGATGGAAAACGAAAACACAAAAATTAACATTGCATTGGGCTATACGCTCAATCTTGGTAACTTTCAATCACTCCGCATTGATCTAGGCGTTGAGGATTCACGTCGTGAGGGTGAGACTGTACAACAGGCATTTGACCGTGTGTACGAGTTTGTGGAAGCACGACTTGTTGAAAAGATTAACGAGTCAAAAGACGAGATCGATAGCAAGTAATGGCTGAACGCAAAGACCGAATGGCTTTGCTCAGTAGATACTCTAAGCTTTATCTTATAAAGTACGAGGAAAAGCCATTAGTAAATTTAAACGTAGAGCAGTGGGCTGCAGATGCACTCATTGAGTCATATGGCATATCTATGTGCTATGACCTATTAGAATATTATTTTGATGTAGCACAGAACCCAACATGGAAGTATTTTGCAAACTATACAGATAATCTAATATCTGCACAACAACAACAAAAAAATGACATATCCGAACGAGCAGTTCGCCGTGAACAAGCAAGGAAGTGGTTAAGTGAATGATTCAGAAGCAAAGCTTATCTCAGCAGTACTACAGGATAAGCAGGTACACGTATTACTACAAGCTAACGTGGAAAACATTCTTCGTACTCACAATGACATATGGCAGTTTATTAGGAACTACTCTGAGCATAACGGTACTGTCCCACCTGTTACCCTTGTAGTAGACAAGTTCCGTGATTTTCATCCTGTTGATGGGGTTGGTGCAACTAAGCACCACCTAGAAGAACTACAGGCAGACTATCTTAATGACAGCCTAAAAGATATCTTACGCAACACTGCCGCAGATGTGCAGGGTGGCAAGGGTACAGAAGCCCTAGAGTCACTTATTCAAATGACTTCAGAGCTTAAGAAGAATACTGCCTCAATCCGTGACATTGACGTTACAGACATTGACGATGCGATTGCGTATTATGAAAATGTGCAGAGGCAGAATGAGCTAGGACAGATTGGCATTAAGACTGGTCTTCCTGGATTTGATAACTATCTTCCTGCTGGCATTATGCCAGGACAACTTGGAGTCTTTCTTGCCTATCCAGGCATTGGCAAGTCGTGGCTATCTCTTTACTTTGCTGTACAGGCTTGGAAGCAGGGCAAGTCACCAATGGTTGTAAGCCTTGAAATGAGCGAGACAGAGGTTCGTAACCGTGTCTACACAATTATGGGCAATGGTCTTTGGTCGCACCGCAAGCTGTCTTCTGGCGAGGTAGAGCTAGATATGCTTAAGTCTTGGCACGAAAAGAATCTTCAGGGTAAGTCTGAGTTCCACATTATCTCTAATGATTCTGGTGGAGAGGTTACGCCATCAGTTATGCGAGGGAAGATCGACCAGTACAAGCCAGACTTTGTAATTGTAGACTACCTACAACTAATGTCACCAAACCAGAAGTCAGACAATGAAACTGTTCGTATGAAGAACCTTTCTCGTGAACTTAAGCTAATGGCTATCTCTGAGGAAGTGCCTATCATTGCTATTTCATCTGCAACACCAGATGATGTTAATAAGCTAGACACTGTTCCTACACTGGGTCAAACCGCTTGGTCACGTCAAATTGCTTACGATGCTGACTGGGTAATGGCTCTTGGTCGTGGTGCTAACTCAGATGTTATTGAGTGTGTATTCCGTAAGAACCGTAATGGATTTATGGGTGAGTTTATGGTTCAGGTTGACTTCGACAAGGGTCTATATAAATACAAAGATTTTGAAGATAACTAGTTATAATGGAGTATGCAAAATCAGCATCATAAATCAATCAAGCGATTTGGTTTAGATGGCATTATTCACGACGAAGCTGCAATACCAAGGCTAAAGCAAGAATATGTTAGACTGTTAAAAACTGAAATGATTCTAACTGGGTACGCACCCAGGCTAGATCTTGACCCAGATTTTACAATCTTTTACAACCACGAGAAAGAAATTTTTGAATTTCAATTATCACTATATGGAACATACCTAGGAAAGAATAAAACACAATGGATAACAGGAATAGACGGAACAAAAATAGTTCCTACACACAAGAACAAATCAAAAGAGTCCTTACAGGATCAGGCGTAGATATTGAATCAGAAGTAGATTCAGACTACATTATCTTCTGCCCATTTCATCCTAATCATCGCTCACCAGCAGGTGAAGTTGATAAGCACAACGGAACATTCTTTTGTTTTTCCTGTCACCACGTTGCTGACCTAGTAGAGTTAGTTGTCAAGACCTCTGGTCGTACATACTTTGAGGCAGTACGTTTTATTAAATCTAAAGCAACTGAGTCCGACCTTACGTCAGAGATTAATCGTAAACTATATACTAAGCCAGACTATGTACAGTTTGACGAATTGTTAATTAAAAGATTAAATACGCAAGCACTAGAAGGACCTCGTGCAATGCGTTACTTTGCAGGTCGATCAGTAACAGAACAGTCAGTTAAAAAGTTTGCTCTTGGATTTTCTGAGAGACAAGATATGGTGACAATTCCTGTACACGCTCCAGATGGAATGTGCATCGGGTTTGTTGGTCGATCAATTGAAGGCAAGGAGTTTAAGAATACTCCAGGAATGCCTAAATCAAAACTTCTGTTTAACCTACATAGGGTCAAAACAGCAGACAAGGTATATGTAGTTGAATCATCTTTCGATGCCATACGCCTTGACCAAGTTGGATTTCCAGCGGTAGCAACTCTAGGTTCTAACGTATCCAACATACAGATTGAATTGCTAAAGAAGTATTTCAATAACATAATAGTTATTGCAGATAACGATGAAGCAGGAGGAAACATGAAGTCAAAGATTATTGATAAGCTTGGCTCTCGTGTATCCGTGATCACACTAGAAAAACAATACAAGGATATTGGAGATATGACGGATGAAGATATTGCAAATCTGGATGTTGCATTTGACAAAACCATCATGTCTATGCTAAACTGATAACCTCAACAAAACAAGGAGAAAAATATGAGTGCAATTAAGGGACTTAAAAATCTAAACGCCCTACTCGAAAAACCAAAGTACGAAGGTACAAAGGTTCGTTGGCTTAAGCTTGCTGACGGACAGTCTGCTACGATTCGTTTCGTAGAAGAGCTAGATGCAGATTCACCCTACTACGATGAAAGTCGTGGAGAGGCTTGTGTATTTGCAGAGCACACCAACCCAAAGGACTACAAGCGTAAGGCTGCTTGTACAGTCGATTCGGAAGGTCGCTGCTACGGCTGTGAAATGGCTCGTAAAGAGCCTAAGTCTGGCTGGAGAGCACGTAACCGCTTCTACTGCAACGTCCTCGTTGAAGACGGTCTTGAAGACCCCTACGTGGCTGTATGGTCACAGGGTATCTCAAAGCAGTCTGCTGTACCCACATTGATGGAATACTTTGACGACACCAAGGGTATTTCAAATGTTGTTTGGAAGATCAAGCGTAACGGTCAGGGAACTGAAACAAGTTACACGCTTCTTCCCAAGGGACCTGACACAGAGCCTTTTGACTGGTCAACCCACGAGTTCCACAACTTGGAAAACGTTCTTCGTGAGATTCCTTACGCTGAACAGGAAGCATTCTATTTCGGTTTCGATGCTCCATCCATTACCTCTGCTACTAACGCAGACTGGTAATAAAGACTGTGCTGGGCAAACACACTAAACTGCCCACCTAAACTTTTCATTTCTAACGTAAGGACTCTATGAGTTACGCTGGGCTTCATGTTCATACCCACTACTCGCTTTTCGATGGCATTGCTACCCCACAGGAATATGTAAATCGTGCAGTTGCACTGGGAATGCCAGCCATTGCTATCACAGACCACGGAAGTCTTTCAGGACACCGTGAGTTATACCGCTCTGCTAAAGAAGCTGGCATCAAGCCAATTCTTGGCATTGAAGGGTACATTACTAAAGACCGCCTAGACCACACAGATAAAAAAGACAAGAACGACCCACTTGATCTTAACTATAATCACCTTATTATTCTTGCAAAGAATACCACAGGTCTAGAGAATTTAAATAAGCTTAACGAACTTGCCTGGACAGAAGGTTTCTACAAGAAGCCTCGTATTGACTGGCAGATTCTTGAAAAATACAAGGAAGGTCTTATTGTTACCTCTGGCTGTTTGTCGGGGGTACTGGCTAAAGCAATTGAATCAGACAATCTAGCCTATGCTAAGGAACACATCAGGTGGTGTAAGGATATCTTTGGTGACGACTATTACATTGAGGTTATGCCACATAATCCTGCAGAAGTAAACAAGATGTTGCTTGAGCTTGCAGACGAGTTTGGCATTACACCTGTAGTCACACCTGACTGCCATCACTCAGATAAGAGCCAGAAAGAAATTCAAGAACTTAAACTAATCCTTAACTCATACTCAAATAAAACTGTTGGAGATTCAACATACAACGGTACAAAGAAGTATGACAATCTCATGGACAAGCTCGACTACCTCTATGGTGAAGACCGTCAGATGTCATTTAATAAGTTTGACATTCATTTGTTGTCAGATGAAGAGATGCACGATGCCATGAAAGCTCAGGGTATTGACCGTGAGGATATGTATGAGGCAACTCTTGAGATTGTAAACAAGATTGAAGATTATGATATCCAAGACTACCGTGACCTACTGCCTGTTCAGTACCAGGACCCAGACGGAGAGCTCCTCAGCCTCGCTCTGGAGGGCTTAAAGGCTAAAGGCTTAGATCAGAACCAAGAATATATTGATCGTCTTAACGAGGAGCTGACGATCATTAAGGACAAGAACTTTGGTCCTTACTTTCTAGTTGTACGCTCTATGATTGCTTGGGCTAAGAAGGAAGGCATTATGGTTGGACCAGGACGTGGTTCGTCTGCTGGTTCGCTACTCTGCTATTCTCTTGGCATTACAGATATTGACCCTATCATACACGGTCTACTGTTCTTTCGATTTATTAATCCAGAACGTAATGACTTTCCAGATATTGATACAGATATTCAAGACACACGACGTGAAGAGGTAAAGGATTACCTTGTACGTCAGTATCGTCACGTTGCCTCTATTGCTACATTCTTGCAGTTTAAGGATAAAGGTGTCGTGCGAGACATTGCTCGTGTGCTAAAGGTTCCACTTCCTGACGTTAATAAAGTTATGAAGCTTGTGGATACTTGGGAAGACTACTGCTCTTCATCATCTACAGCAGAGTTTCGTGAGAAATATCCAGAGATTGAACTATATGGAGAGCAACTGCGTGGTCGTATCCGTGGTACTGGTATCCACGCTGCTGGTGTTGTTACATCCAAGGAGCCTATCTTTAAGTTTGCTCCAATGGAGACTCGTACAGCACCAGGAACCAAGGAGCGTATTCCTGTTGTTGCAGTAGATATGACAGAAGCAGAGCGTATTGGTCTTATTAAAATTGATGCTCTTGGTCTCAAGACACTATCGGTTTTGCAGGACACGCTTGCAATCATTAAAGACCGTGGTGGCAAAAACATCGATCTTCTTAAGATTGATATGGATGATAAGAATGTCTACGCCATGCTCTCTGACGGATTCACTAAGGGTGTCTTTCAGTGTGAAGCCACACCATACACCAACTTGCTAGTTAAGATGGGTGTCAAGAACTTTGCAGAGCTTGCTGCCTCTAACGCTCTTGTCCGTCCAGGTGCTATGAACACTATTGGTAAAGACTACATTGCTCGTAAGCACGGTAAGCAAAAAATTACCTATCTTCACAGTGTTATGAAAGAGTTTACAGACGACACCTATGGATGCGTTCTGTACCAAGAACAGGTCATGCTTGCTTGTACAAATCTTGGCGGTATGACAATGGCAGAGGCTGACAAGGTTCGTAAGATTATTGGTAAAAAGAAAGATGCTCGTGAGTTTGATGCCTATAAGGATCAGTTTGTAAGAGGAGCCTCTAGATATGTAACTACATTCCAAGCAGAAGAACTCTGGCATGATTTTGAGGCACACGCTGGTTACTCCTTTAACAAGTCTCACGCCGTTGCATACTCAACACTTTCTTACTGGACTGCGTGGCTAAAGTATCACTACCCAATTGAGTTTATGTTTGCACTTCTCAAGAACGAGAAGGACAAGGATGCTCGTACAGAGTACCTTATTGAAGCAAAGCGTATGGGCATTCCAATTAAGTTGCCACACGTCAACGATTCAGATGCTGACTTTAAGATTGAGGGCAAGGGTATTCGATTTGGTCTTAGTGGTATCAAGTTTATTAGTGATAACATTGCAGAAAAGTATATTGCTGCTCGTCCCTTCAACTCTTACAAAGAGCTAGAGGAGTTCTCGTTTGGCAAGGGCAACGGAGTTAACTCTCGTGCATTGTCAGCACTTAGACTAATCGGTGCTGCCACCTTCCCTGACCAGCCTCGCAATGATGAAGAGATTCGGGAGAACCTTTACGAGTATTTGAACCTGCCAGAATTTAATACAGCAATTCCACAGCACTATCACGCATTTATTAATGATGTTGAAGAGTATGAGGAAAAGGGTTCATTTATTATCATGGGCATTGTCAAGGGGATTAAGCGAGGCAAGGGCTGGTCACGAGTAGAGGTGCTAGATAAGACAGGTGCTATCGGTATCTTTGATGAAGAGCAGTCCAAGGTTGAGGCAGGACGTACCTACCTTATCCTTGCAAGTGATAATCGTATCGTTACTGCAATCCCTGCAGATGAAATTAAGGGTAACGATTCAGGTCTTGTAAAGATTCTTAACTACCGTATGCTACCATATACAGACGACCAGTTAATGGTTGTGTCATTTAGACCACGCATTACTAAGGCTGGTAAAAAGATGGCATCAATGGTAGTCGCAGACTCGTCACGAGAACTGCACTCAATCACAATCTTCCCAACTTCATTTCCTAAAGCATATATGAAGATTAAGGAAGGTAATGTATATAAATTCTCTTTTGGTAAAACAAAAGACGGAACAACAATAATGGAGGATGTATTCGATGTTTGATGAAATAACAGAACACTTGCACGAGATTGCAGTTGAAAAAGGATTTTGGGATCCAGTAGTAAGCAATGTATCTCAAGATCAAATTGATATCTTTATGACCAAGCAGTTGATGATGATTGTATCAGAGGCTGTAGAGGTTATGGAAGCTATTCGTAAGTCAAAAGGTCCAGAGGAGATCGCTGACGAAATGGCAGACATTCTTATTCGCACACTTGACCTATATGCAGGTCTACGTGAATTTGAATACACACACGTCTCTCTTGACGAGGCATTTGAAAAGAAGACAGCGTTTAATAAAACACGACCAGAAAAGCACGGAGTAAAATTCTAATGACAGTAACAGTATACACAAAAGACAATTGCGTACAGTGTGAAGCAACTAAGCGTCACCTAAACAAGATTGATGTTGCCTATGAGACAGTTAATATTACAAACAATATTGGTGCTCTTGACAAGTTGATTGCTTTGGGATATCGTTCTGCACCTGTAGTGGTCACAGACGACGACAGCTGGGCAGGGTACATTCCAGAGAAGCTAGATAAGTTGGCTATCTAGTGACAACAATGGAAGAAGCACTAGCACAGCTAGATCCACGTATCCGTAAGCGTCTTAGCAATGGTGCAGGGTTCAAGACTGACTTTCAGCCTACCCCTAGCTACGGTCTAAATCGTGCTTTGGGTGGTGGGTTGCCATATGGTCGCCAGGTTCTTATCTGGGGTTCTAAGTCTTCAGCCAAGTCTTCATTGTGTCTCCAGATGGTTGGTCTTGCACAGTCAGAAGGAAAGCTTTGTGCATGGATTGATGCAGAGATGTCATACGACGAGGCTTGGGCTAAGAAACTTGGGGTAGACACAGAGAACCTTATTGTCTCACAGGCTCGTACTATTAATGAGATGGTAGACGTAGGCACAGCACTAATCAATGCAGGTGTAGACCTAGTGGTAGTTGATTCAATTACCTCACTACTCCCTGCCATCTACTTTGAAAAAGACTCTGACGAACTCAAGCAACTTGAGAACACTAAGCAGATTGGTGCTGAGTCACGAGACTTTAGTAACGCTTGGAAGATGATCAACTATGCTAACAATAAGGTCAAGCCAACCCTGTTTGTTTTGATCTCGCAGTCACGCAACAATATCTCTGCTATGTACACACAGCAACAGCCTACAGGTGGACAGGCTACAAAGTTTTACTCGTCTACAGTAATTAAACTGTTCTCTTCTGAGTCAGACAATCAAGCCATTAAGGGTAAGATTCGAATGGGAGACAAGTTAATTGAACAGAAGATTGGTCGTAAGGTCAAGTGGGAATTACAGTTCTCTAAGACCTCTCCAGGCTTCCAGAGCGGCGAATACGACTTTTACTTCCGTGGGGATAGGGTAGGAATTGACAGCGTTGGTGACCTTGTGGACACCGCTGAGATGGCAGGTATTGTATCTCGTACAGGTGCATGGTACATAGTGTCAGAAGACAAAAAGGTTCAGGGTAGAGAAGCATTCATTAACTATGTTAAAGAGAATGACGACTTCCGTAAAAGCATTGAGGACCAGCTAAATGTCAGCTAAATATGATGTTCATAAAGGTAGGTTTAACTGTCATACCTGTAAAGTAGAAGTATCATCAGTTAGATGGTACTGGACATTAAAAGAATTAACTTGGCTATGTCCAGGTGGACATCTTAGTAAAGTTAGCCTCAACACTAAAAAAAGTAAGGGTAGTTATGAGCGAGAAGAACGAAAGTAAGAGAATTGGTGCAAAACAACATAAAAATTCTGGACGTAATACGACCAAAGGTGATGCTACTTGGGGACAGTTTGTTGTTGATTTTAAAGAAGTGTCGAAATCGTTTACTATTAACAAGGAAGTTTGGGCTAAGGCTACAACTGATGCAATACGTGGTAAGAAAGACCCAGCAATTATTATTGTTCTTGGCGAGGGTAATTCTAAAGTAAGACTAGCAGTCATTGAGCTGGGTATCCTAGAGCAATTGACTGAATCACAAGAGTAGTGTATAATAGAAGGATAGTAGAAATTGGAAACAATGGAAGAAACAAAGACAACATTAGAACGAGTCAATGGTCTCAGTGAGATCGCTGACTTTATGAACGATGAAGAGCTTACCGAAGCCCTCACGTTTATTGCAAAGGTTATTTTCAAGCCAGAGATTCCTGCACAGGTAGCCTCTATTGAGATTGTTCGCTTGCAAGCCATTGCTGCTAAAATGTCGTTCAAGGCTACTTGGATGGCAAACGTAGATAAGGGAGATAGGGCGAAGAAGAATATTTATTTTACAGCTGCTAGTTCAATTAATGAACTTGTTGCTGCACTTAAATATATTACTCGTTAAAAACATTATGGCTAAAAACTTACTAAATCAGGTTATGCTCAAAGGTGCATCAGATAAAAAGAAAACATTCTTAGATACGGACGAGCTTATCCAAAAGATTCAACATGGATATATAATTAACCGTGTTGATAAGCATCAGCAAAAGAAGACCTTTGCACCAAGCACGATTGCATTCTCTCACGGAGAGTGTCCTCGTTACTGGTACATCGCTTTTGAGGGTGCAACATTTACAGACAACGCAGATGCCTATGGTGCAGCAAACATGACTGCTGGTACAAAGTCACACGAACGTATCCAAGCAGCTATGGCAAGTGTTCCAGATCTTCTCGTTGACTCCGAGTTTAAAATCACAAGTCAGGACCCACCTATTTTTGGTTACGGTGACGTAATCCTTAAGTGGGGTGGTGAAGATTTGCTTGGCGAAATTAAAACAATGCCAAACGAAGGATTTGAATATCGAAAAGCAGCAGGGAAGCCAAAGATTGGTCACCTAGTACAGTTGCTTATCTATATGAAAATTCTGGGGAGAGAACGTGCGGTACTAATCTATGAGAACAAGAATAACCACGAGTTGCTTGTACTTCCAGTAGTACTAAACGATTATCTTAAAGGGTGGGTAGACAACACGTTTGATTGGATGAGAGAAGTTCGTAGTGCTTGGGAGAATAAAACTCTTCCTACTAAGAACTACCGATCAAATTCAAAGATTTGCAAGACTTGTCCAGTAAGGGCAACTTGCAATATCGCTGGTCCAGGGACGCTACAAATAAAGTCTATGGAGCCAATCAATGAAGCATTGTCAATGGTGTGACAGCCAGTTTAAACCAAATGTATCTTATCAAATATACTGCTCTGCTGAGTGTAGAGAAAAAGCAACAAGAGAAAAAATAGCTGAACGTTATGCTAAAAATCGTTTACAAAAGCCTTCTCGCAAAAATAGAAAATGTAAAAATTGTGGATCAACTCTTTCAATTTATAATGACGAGCCGATCTGCTCTGGATGTGACATCAATCCTTCAGAAGTAAATAAAGTATTAAAAGAGTTAAAGGGGATAGCTGATGGTAAAATTGAGTTTGATTAATCCAAAACCAAAAACAATTTGCTCAATTGATGCAAGTACAAATAGCCTAGCTTTTGCTATCTTTGAGGACAAGTCTTTAGTTAGATTTGGCAAAATTAATTTTACTGGTCGTAATACATATGAAAAAGTTGGAGATGCAGCAAAGAAGTGCTTGGCTTTTTTTAAACAATTTAATATTAATTCTATTATTATTGAGCATACTGTATTTATTAATAGTCCTAAGACTGCTGCAGATCTTGCACTTGTTCAAGGGGCTATGCTTGGGTCAGCTCAAATTAATGGCATAAAGATTGCTGGATCAGTTAATCCAATTACCTGGCAATCATTTATTGGTAACACAAAACTCTCGGCGGTAGAAAAACAAGAACTTCGCAAAGAGAATCCTAACAAATCCGAATCTTGGTATAAGGGGCAAGAACGTGAAATCAGAAAACAAAAAACAATACGCTATGTTGGCACGTATTATAATAAGTCTATTAGTGATAACGATGTGGCAGACGCTATCGGAATTGGTCACTGGGCTATCCACAATTGGGAAAAGGTTGACAAATAAAATTATGGCTGCTAAACTGTATCAAAGCGAGGCATGGCTTCGCAAACGCTACCACCTTGACCGCAAGACTCCAGAAGAGATTGCAAAAGAGTGTGGCACAAGTGTTGAAACAATTTATGTATACCTCGCAAAGTTTGGATTAAGAAAGAGTAAACGATGAGCGAAAATCTTAAAATCACGGTAGACCAAGTTAATCACCCACCTCACTATACACAAGACCCAAGTGGCGTTGAGTGTATTCAAATAACACGCCATCGTAATTTTAATGTTGGCAATGCATTTAAGTACCTATGGAGAGCAGGACTTAAGGACCAGGCTAAGACAATCCAAGATCTTGAAAAAGCTATTTTTTATATTCAAGACGAAATTCAAAGACTTGAAGGAAAGTTCTAATGGCTAGATTACGCAAAATCGATTTCTCTAGTGTTAAGATAAATGATCCATTTATTCGTGTAAACAAAATGAAGTATGAAAATTTTACAATTGAGCGTGGAGAGCTTATTAAAATTACTGGAGAATACGGAACACGCTTTAAGTTTGAGTCTATTACAACTAACCCAGTAAACGGTGCAATTTGGGTAGACTGTTTTGAAATGTGGCGAGGACGACAAGGTGCGTACCGATCATTTTCTATTGACCGTGTAAAACGTATTCCAAAGCGTAGATCAAGAAAGGCTAAACCCAGTGTCGTTTGAAGACCTTACTGTAGAACACCTTGATGAAATAAACAAGGTTGTAGAAAAGTATCTTCAGGGTTCTGAGCCTACACAAATTTCTAAAGAGCTTGCTATGCCACGCACAAAGGTTGTTGCTCACATCAACCAGTGGAAGCTTATGGCTGCAGACAATGCTGCAATCCGTGCTCGTGCAAAAGAAGCATTGGTCGTTGCAGATACACACTATAATAAACTAATTAGCAAGGCATATGAAGTCATTGACGATGCCACTACCATAGCTAACCTTGGTGCAAAAACTGCAGGGATTAAGCTAGTTCTTGATATTGAGTCTAGGCGTATTGATATGCTACAAAAAGCAGGACTGCTAGAAAACAAAGAGTTAGCAGACGAAATGTTGGAGATTGAGCGTAGACAAGATATCTTAAAAGATATTCTAAAAGATATTGCTGCAGAGCATCCAGAAGTTCGTGACAAGATTATGCGTAGACTATCGGAGATCTCTAAAAATCAAGAGGTGATTACCGTTGTCAGAGATGTTTGACGATTTCTTTGAGGTTCTAAAAGATAGCAACTTTGATGAAACTCCTGTCAATGCTAGGACGTTTGTTGAGGGTGAGGCATATCTTGGACAACCACCGCTATCTCAAATTCAGTATGACATTGTAGAAGCTATGAGCCAGGTCTACAAGCTTGAAGACTTAATTGATATTATGGGTACAGAAGAGGGTACACGTTATTACAAGAAGTATACTAAAAATGAAATTATTCTTCAGCTTGGCAAGGGTAGCGGTAAAGATTTTGTATCTACCGTAGCCTGTGCCTATATTGTATATAAACTATTATGCCTTAAAGATCCAGCTCGTTATTTTGGGAAGCCATCTGGCGATGCTATTGATATTATTAACGTAGCTATTAACGCACAACAAGCTAAGAACGTTTTCTTCAAAGGATTTAAGACCAAGATTGAACGCTCCCCTTGGTTTGCTGGTAAGTTCTACGCAAAAGTAGACAGCATTGAGTTTGATAGTGCTATCACTGTTTACTCTGGTCACTCAGAACGAGAGTCCCACGAAGGTCTTAACCTTATCTTAGCCGTACTCGACGAGATCTCTGGGTTTGCACAAGAAACAAATACTGGCAATGACCAGGGAAAGACCGCAGACAACATTTATAAGGCGTTCCGTGCCTCTGTGGACTCTCGATTCCCAGACTTAGGCAAGGTTGCACTGCTTTCGTTCCCTCGTTATCCTGGAGACTTTATCTCACAACGATATGACGATGTAATTATGGATAAAGAAATTATTACAAAGACTCACAAGTTTATTATGAATCCAGATCTTCCAGAAGATGCAGATGGAAATACCCTAGAAATTTCGTGGGACGAAGATGTAATTATTAATTATAAGTATCCTGGTATGTTTGCAATCAAGAGACCTACGTGGGTAGTAAACCCAACTCGCAAGGTTGACGATTTTAAGTTAGCATTCTATACAGACCTTGGAGACGCTATGATGCGATTCGCCTGTGTACCTACCTATAGCTCAGATGCGTTTTTTAAGCAGATTGAGAAAGTTCAAGGTGCAATGACACTTCGTAACCCATTAGATGCCAACCGACGCTTTGACGAGACATTTGTTCCAGACCCAGATAAGATTTATTACGTTCACGCTGACCTTGCACAACGCCATGACAAATGTGCTGTTGCAATTGCTCACGTAGACAAATGGGTAAATATTCAAGTAATTAAAGACTACCAGCAGGTTGCACCAGTAGTTGTGGTAGATGCTATAGCATGGTGGGAACCAAAGGTAGAGGGTCCTATAAACCTGTCAGAAGTAAAGCAGTGGATTCAGAACCTTCGTCGTCTAGGATTTAATTTAGGTATGGTAAGTTTTGACCGCTGGCAATCTTTTGATATTCAGAATGAACTTAAACAAGTTGGTATTAGAACAGAGACTGTTTCTGTTGCCAAGAAACACTATGAAGATATGGCAATGCTTATTTATGAAGAGCGTCTTGCTATGCCATCAATTGACCTTTTGTTTGAGGAATTAACAGAGCTTAAGATTATGAGAAACAACAGAGTTGACCACCCTCGTAAAAAATCTAAAGACCTTGCAGATGCTGTGTGTGGTGCAGTCTTTGGAGCAATTTCTCACACACCAAAAGACCTTAACCTTCAGGTAGAGATTCATACGTTTAAGCAAAAACCCAAAAATCAACTTGCGGAAAGTGCTAAAGGCGTGATAGAATATAACTCTATACCAAATGATGTACGTGACTATCTTGATCAATTTAAAACAATTTAAGGGCATAGGGTGAGTTTAGGCATTGTTTATTTTTCTAACTATTCTGGAAACACTAAAAGATTTGTAGAAAAGTTAGGGCTAGAATCAATTAGAATTCCAATTAAGGATTCTGATAATCCAATTATAGTACCAGATAGATACGTACTATTTGTTCCTACATATGGTGGTGGGAGCGAGAATCACGCTATTCCAAAACAGGTTCGCTCATTCCTAAACGTAGAGTCGAACAGGCAGAAGATGATTGCTGTCGTAGGTCTAGGAAACACAAACTTTGGGGAAGACTACTGCAAGGCTGCAGACATGATTGCAGCTAAAACAGGTGTCCCCATATTAGGCAGGGTAGAGATATTCGGCACAGAAGAAGACACAATAACAATTAAGGAAAGGTTGGCGATGTTAGTATGACAAACGCATACAGTTACCACGAGCTAAACGCAATGCTGAATCTTTATGACGAGAACGGTCAAATTCAGTTTAACAAGGACAAGGAGGCTGCAAAGGCATACTTTCTTGACCACGTAAACCAAAATACTGTTTTCTTTCACAGCCTTGAAGAAAAGCTAGACTATCTAGTTGAACACGAATACTACGACAAAGATGTTTTAGACCTGTATGACTTTCCATTTATTAAGTCAGCATTTCAACACGCATACGCCAAGCGTTTCCGCTTCCCAACATTCCTTGGAGCATACAAGTTCTATACTTCATATGCCCTCAAGACGTTCGATGGCTCACGCTACCTAGAACGATTTGAAGATCGTGTAGTTGTTACAGCTCTTATGCTTGCCAATGGAAACAAAAAACTTGCGATGGATATAGTCGATGAACTAATTTCTGGTCGCTTCCAACCTGCTACACCAACATTTCTCAATGCTGCTAAGAAACAAAGGGGAGAGTTTGTTTCTTGCTTCCTACTCCGTATTGAGGATAACATGGAATCGATTGCTCGTGCAATTAATTCCTCACTCCAGCTTTCAAAACGTGGTGGTGGTGTAGCACTAAACCTTACAAACCTTCGTGAAGCAGGTGCTCCAATTAAAAAGATTGAAAACCAGTCTTCTGGGGTCATTCCAGTAATGAAGCTTCTCGAAGACTCATTCTCTTATGCTAACCAGCTAGGTGCTCGTCAGGGGGCTGGGGCAGTGTATCTAAACGCACACCACCCAGATATCCTTAGCTTCCTAGACACTAAGCGTGAGAATGCAGACGAGAAGATACGTATCAAGACTCTTAGTATTGGTGTCGTTATTCCAAACATTACATTAGAACTTGCTAAGACTAACGAAGATATGTATCTCTTCTCACCATATGACGTTGAACGTATCTACGGATTGCCTATGAGTGATATTTCTGTTACTGAAAAGTATCAAGAGATGGTTGACAATCCTGAAATTCGCAAGAGCAAGATCAAGGCTCGTGTCTTGTTTGAACGTATCGCAGAACTTCAGTTTGAGTCAGGGTATCCTTACATTGTCTACGAAGACACGGTAAACGATGCTAACCCAATTGATGGTCGTATCAATATGTCCAACCTTTGCTCTGAGATTCTTCAGGTAAACACACCAACAACGTATAATGCAGACCTAAGCTACGATAGCATTGGTAAGGATATCTCTTGCAACCTTGGTTCACTAAACATTGCTGCAGTTATGGATGGTCAAAACTTTGAGAAGACTATCGAAACATCAATCCGTGCATTGACAGCAGTTGCAGATATGTCTTACATCGAATCTGTAATGTCAATTGCTGAAGGCAACAAGAAGTCTCGTGCTATTGGTCTAGGGCAGATGAACCTACACGGCTACCTTGGTCGTGAGCAGATCCACTACGGCTCTGAAGAGGGTATTGACTTCACCAATATCTATTTCTACACTGTCCTGTACTACGCTCTAAAGGCATCTAACAAGCTTGCCAAAGAAACTGGTAGCCCATTCGACGGCTTTGAGCGTTCCAAGTATGCAACTGGTAAGTTCTTCACTAAGTACATTGAACAGGAGTGGAAGCCATCTACAAAGAAGGTTTCTAAGCTATTTACAGATTCAAAGATTGAGATTCCAACACAGCAGGATTGGGAATCACTTGCTAAGTCTGTCAAGAAGCACGGTATCTATAACCAGAACCTTCAGGCAGTACCACCAACAGGATCAATCTCATATATCAATAACTCAACATCATCGATTCACCCTATCGCTTCTCAGATTGAGATTCGTAAGGAAGGAAAGCTTGGTCGTGTCTACTACCCTGCACCATTCCTTACCAACGATAACCGTGAATACTTTGCGGATGCGTATGAGATCGGACCAGAGGCTATCATTGATACCTACGCTGCAGCAACACAGCACGTAGACCAGGGGTTGTCACTGACCCTATTCTTCAAGGATACAGCTACAACACGTGACATTAACAAGGCACAGATTTATGCCTTCAGTAAGGGAATTAAAACAATTTATTACATCAGAATTCGACAGATGGCTCTAGAAGGCACTGACGTATCAGAGTGTGTAAGTTGTATGCTTTAGGAGGCAAATATGATAACAAGACCAATTAACTGGAACAAGATTGAAGACCCAGTAGACCTTGATGTTTGGAACAGACTGACAGCAAACTTCTGGCTACCAGAAAAGGTTCCACTCTCAAATGACGTGCAATCGTGGGCAACGCTACACGAGGATGAAAAGATTCTAACAATGCGTGTGTTTACTGGATTAACTATGCTTGATACAATCCAGGGTACAGTTGGAGCAGTTAGCCTAATCCCTGATGCAACTACTCAGCACGAGGAAGCAGTACTAACAAACATTGCGTTTATGGAATCGGTACACGCTAAATCATACTCAAGCGTATTTTCAACACTCACATCAACCTCAGAGATTGACGAGGCATTTAGATGGAGCGAGGACAACCCATACCTTCAGAAGAAAGCTGAGATTGTTCTAGAACGATACAACGGAGAAGATCCACTAAAGCGTAAAATTGCCTCAACACTTCTTGAGTCGTTCTTGTTCTACAGTGGATTCTATCTTCCAATGTATTGGTCAAGCCGTGGAAAGCTTACCAACACTGCAGATCTTATTCGTCTTATCATTCGTGACGAAGCGGTACATGGATACTACATTGGATACAAGTTCCAACAGGCATTCAATAAGTTGCCAGAAGCTGAGCAGGAAAAAATTAGGTCTTTTGCCTACACACTTCTTATGGAGATGTATGGCAATGAGGCTAAGTACACAGCAGACCTCTATGACTCAATGGGTCTAACAGAGGATGTTAAGGCATTTCTTCGTTACAATGGCAACAAGGCTCTAATGAATCTAGGGTTTGAGCCACTGTTTCCAAAGGAAACCTGCACAGTAAACCCTGCTATTCTTTCAGCATTGTCACCAAACTCAGACGAAAACCATGACTTCTTTTCTGGTTCAGGCTCAAGCTATGTCATTGGCAAGCACGAGGCTACAGAGGATGAAGACTGGGATTTCTAGTAAAAACAAAAGATTGGGCTACTTTGGTAGCCCTTTTCTTTTGCAATAAAATGGTATAATTAGATAGTTAAGCTTCCCCAGGTTTAACAAAGGAGTGAAGGGAAATCAAAAAATTAGTCTCGTATTTGAGTCTTATATTTTTAATGGCAATCTACATTGTAGTTGCCTTTGCCGTACCTGCAAGAGCTGAAGGGTGCGTATACAATCACCAGATCTATACCCCTGCGTCTGGCGATGTAGCAATATTTAATACTTGTGGTGGAGATGATTCAGCCTACAGAATTCCACTAGCAACACCAATCGTATTTGATGGAGTAGAATACTCAACGATTTATGCAACCACAAATTCAACAATAACATTCGGAACCCCCGACGGTACTTATTCTGATTACCCAATGACACCATCATTATCAATTATGTCAATGGACTGGGTTGTATACCCACAAACTAGAGCAGATGAACATTTAATTATTACAGTTAGCGACGCAGGATTTCAAATAGCTATTTCAGCTAGACCAATTTGGAATCAGGGAACGCCAAATACAACAAATATTACAGTTACAGCAATTAAAAGAACAGATGGCTCATATGAATTAACATACACAATGAACGGAACAGACTGGAGCCAACAAACTCAACTAAGAACTGGTGCTCGTCTACACAATAGAAGTATTGTGACCCTAGAAGAAGCAGGATTTACTCAGGTAACAGAGCCTCCAGTCGTTCCCCCAACACCAGAACCCACACCAGAACCTACTACGGAACCAACCCCTGAGCCAACTATAGAACCTACTCCAGAACCCACTGTAGAGCCCACACCAGAGCCTACGATAGATCCTACACCCGAACCAACCATAGAACCAACTCCAGAGCCTACACAGCCTACAGAGCCTCCCGTGGACCCTGAGCCACCAACAGATCCTTCAGTAAAACCAGAAGTTCCTGTTGAACCAGAAGTTCCTGTTGAGCCAGTAGACAAGGTAGACCCACAAACTGAAGAGGTAATCGAACAGCCAACAACAGAAGAACTTTTAGCAGAGTCTCCACAAGATCTAACAGCACAAGAAATTGTACAAATTATGAGCGAAGCATACGAAACTTTAAACACATCTGAGCAAGGCTCTCCAGAATATGAAGAAGCACTAGATGCAATATTCTTTGTTGCACAAGCAGACGATATTGTTCTTGACGAAGAGTTGTTAGCAATTCCACTTGTTGGTAATATTGCTCAAGCATTAACAGATTTAATTAACTTTGCAGGAAACGTAGGATCAGACATAAGTCCAAAAGTACGTGAATCTGCAAAGAAAACAATTGTTGCGGCAGTAATTGTCGGGCAGATAGCACAAATTAGTACAATGTCAGCAATGACCTCAGCATCACTAAGGAGGATATAAATGAAGAAATTTTTTGCAGATTTACTCAAAGATATAATTGAGCAATCTTGGACACTTCTTGGTATGGCTATTGCTTGGCTAGTACTAGAAGGGTCTGCCAGAGAGTTAACAGGGTATCTAATCCTAATAACTATCTCAGTTTGGATAATAACATTCAGACTACGCAATCCAAAAGATAAAGGAAAGGAGTGATATATATGGATAAAGAAACAACAATGAGCATTATTGGAAGAATGGTTGCATTATTCTTAGTCTCAGCATTAACAACAGTTGGTGCTGGTGCAATCATCGGAATTGACACATTACAGACTGCAATTCTTGCAGGTGTAATGGGAGTTGCAAATGTTGTTGAGGACCTTTCTCGTAGCTACCTAAATGATGGCAAGCTTTCAAAGAAAGAAATCAACGATGCATTTGCTGGAAACACACCAGACCCACGATAAGGTACTTGACAGCCCTCTTAGGTTCCTGTATAATAAATATACAACTTAAGAGGGTTTGTCTATTCCTCCTTAGCTCAACGGCAGAGCGTTTCACTGTTAATGAATTGGTTCGTGGTTCGAATCCACGAGGGGGAGCAATGCTATAATTAATCATGGGTAAAATTTTAATATTAACAGATGCATGGTCACCTCAAACAAATGGGGTAGTCACGACATTAAAAAATCTAGTAAAAGAGCTTGAAAAAAAGTATGATGTACATGTAATACATCCAGGACTATTTAAAAGCGTTACTCTTTCTTTTTACAAAGATATATCATTGGCTATACCAATAAGTATATTTAAGATGATCGATGATTATGATCCTGATTATATTCACATTGTCACTGAAGGTCCAATCGGTCTGGCTGGCAAAAATTATTGTCAGATAAAAAATAAAAAATACAACACCAGCTTTCACACAAATTTCCCACACATGATGAAAGATATTTTTTATGTTCCAGAAGATATTACATGGGAAACAATGAGATGGTTCCATGAGTCAAGTGAAAAAATTTTAGTTACAAACAAAAATATGAAAGACATCCTGCAGCAAAAAGATTTTAAAAACAAGATTATTCTTTGGTCTAGAGGAATAGACACAAAGAAATTCTTTTTTACAGAAAAGAAAATTAAATCTGAAAAAACAATTGTTTTATGTGTAAGCAGAGTAAGCAAAGAAAAAAACTTAAAACAGTTTTGCAAACTTTCGCTAAATGAAAAATATGAATGTGTTTTAATTGGAGATGGTCCACATTTAGAAAAACTAAGATCTAAATATCCAAAGGTAAGGTTTGTTGGTAAGGTAGAAAATAGTAAACTAAGATCTTGGTATGCTTCAGCAGACGTATTCTTTTTCCCAAGTCTATTTGATACGTTTGGAATTGTAATGATCGAAAGCATGGCTTGTGGAACACCTGTTGTTGCTTATGATGTTACTGGTCCAAAGACAATTGTTGAAAATAGTGTTAATGGATATTTAATAAAATCTGAAGATGATATACACAAGGCAATCGTAAAAGCTTCTAAACTAAATCGTGTAAAAGTGTCAAACTCTGTAAAAAAATACACTTGGGAAAACGTGGCAAAAATATTTATAGAAAACTTAACTAGGACAACAACCTGATATAATTGTATTAATATGAAGATTGGTCTAGGGTCAAGTAGCGTTTATCCCTTAAGTTTAGAATCGGCTTTTAGGTTAAGTTCTGAGCTTGGGTTTGATGGAATTGAAATTATGGTGACAGAAGATAGGGATACTCAAGATGTTGAAACAATAAAAAGATTAATTAAAAAATACAATCATCCAGTTTTGTCTATACATGCTCCAGTCTTAATTATGACCTCAAATGTATTTGGACGAACCCCGAAAGAAAAATTAATAAGAACAGCAGAGCTTGCTAATGATCTTGGGGCAAAAACAATTGTGGTTCATCCTCCATACAAATGGCAAGTGGTTTATAAAAACACCTTTAAAAAGCTTATGGAGTCCGTAGAAGACACCTATGGCATAACTGTTGCTGTTGAAAACATGTTTGGATGGAATCTTGGTGGCAAAGAGTTCGATGTCTTTTATCCATCTTGGGACCCAAATGCTGCAGGAATAAGATCAATAACTTTAGACTTTTCACACTCAGCATCTCAAGGAGTTAATTCGTTAGATCTTGCAAGATCTTGGGGGAGCAAGATAAAGCATGTTCATCTTTGTGATGGTCATAGTCAAAAAGATAAGTTCCACATATTTGATGAACATTTAGCACCAGGAAAAGGAACACAGTTAGTAAAAGAAACTTTAGAATATCTTAGAGATATTGGGTTTGATGGATACATTGTTGCAGAAATTAATACAAGAACAAAAACAAAGAAAAAAAGAAATAAAATTCTAAAAAACACACTTGACTTTGCTAGAGATTATACTCTATAGTTGATTATAGCAAAACCGCTTTGTTTAAAAGTAAAAATTGTATGCCGCCTTAGCTCATTTGGTAGAGCAGGTCCTTTGTAACGATCAGGTGCTCGGTTCGATTCCGAGAGGTGGCTCAAAGAATCCTGATATACTTGTATAGAAGGAGGTCATAAAACTATGACTAAAGCACAATATGCAATTGATGGTCGTCCAGGAAATAAATGGAAGGTAACATCATACATGGGTTGGCGTATTCACCCAGTCCACAAGGACAAAAGACACCACAACGGTACAGATATCTGGGCTTCACAGGAGCCTTGTTGGATTGAAGCACCATACGCAGGTAAGGTAGTAGCAATTGGTAACAACCCAGCTGGATTTGGAAACTCTGTAACTCTTATGCACAAGATCAAGGGTGAATGGTACACAACACTCTACGCTCACATGGCTGATGGATCTATCAAGGTTAAAAAGGGTCAGAAGGTTGAAGCAGGACACCCTCTTGGTAAAATGGGTTCAACTGGTATGTCAACTGGTAAGCACCTTCACTGGGAGCTTCACAAAGGAAAGCAGCACATCTGGAGTGCTACTGGACAGGGATACATTGAGCCTGTCAAATTCTTTACACGTCTTATTGAGTGGGAAAAGTCTATTGCTACCGCTCCAGTAGAAGCAAAGCCAGAAGACCCAGTACTTCCTACACCAACTCACGACGAAGCTGGAGCAACAACTGCAGAAGCAAGTTTAACTGCACCAGTTAAGCCAGTAGTTAAGAAACCATAAGCAAGCAAGTAAGTAAGTTAAATGGCTTTATATGATTACACTTGTTCTAAGTGCGGTCTAGAAAAAGTTATCACGAGACCCATCAGTGAAAATGAACCCACTGGTGGGTATTCGTGTAGCACTTGCAATTCTGTACTAACTAGGGTATACTCTAATATAGGAGTTGCTTTTAAAGGTAGCGGATTTTATTCCACTGATAAATAGGAGACACATTGATAGAATTAGAAACCAAACAGTGGACACTCACTGCAAATGACCGATGCGATGCTTGCCTATCACAGGCGTATGTACACGTCAAGGGCGTTGCAGGAGAGTTGTTCTTATGTGGACATCACTACAACAAAGCAGACAAAGTAAAGCTTGAAGACTTTGCCTTTGAAATTATTGACGAACGTGAACAACTTATTAAAAATCAATTGAAGGGCAATGGCTAATGGAAGAAAATATAACTAGGCTTGACGAGTTAATTCTTGAAGGCGGAATAGAGGTTGCAAGTCTTTCTGAGTCTGGTGAATTTTTGTATAAGTTTACAGACAAGCTAAAGGATATCGATCCACAAATTTATAACAATGTTATTCAGATGATGTATAAAGAGATTATTTTTCTTTGGGAAAACGGATTTATTTCTATGGATATTACTGCAGCTAATCCTCTGATAACCTTAACAGACAAGGCATCTGATTCCGAAGCAATTGATGGACTATCTGAATCTGCACGAATAAATCTTTTTGCAGTAATTCGATCAATTGTAGAACAGTCGTAGTATAATTAATTAGGTGCTATGTTAGAATATTCTCTAGGTTCAATAATTACTGCAGCCACTATGTTTTTTACATATAGATGGTTGCAAAAAAGCGGTATCTCAGTAAGGTCAGTAAAAATTATTAACACTCAAAGTCGTACTAACGAACTAATTAAACAAACCTTTATGCCAAATCAATCATTTCCGCCAGCAAAAAGTCAATCAACAAAACACTTTGACAGCAGAAGTCTTCGCATACTTATAGTAGATAGCCAGGCTTATTGGATTACTAACAATACTGTTTTTACAGCAGATGTTATAGACGGAGAAGTTGAAAAAGAAACAGCCAGACAGGTTGACACAATGACTATGGATAAGGTACAATTAAAGAAGATGATATTTATTGTTGAAAAACTAAAAGAAGGATTGTAAAATGAAGGTCGGTATCCAAGGAACTAAAACCTTTGATGATTACAACGTATTTCTACGTGCAATGCGTGTTGCTCTTTCAGAGATTAAGGAAGGCGATGAAGAATTTTTTATTTACACTTCTGGACCTACAAGAGTTAATGCGTTTGCAATGGAATTTATCAATATAACAGAGCGTAGCCTAAAGGCTCAGGGTATTCGTACAAGAGTATTTAAGCTGCCACCAAAGGTACTAAAGGATTCTATGCATACTCTAGACTACTTTGCATTTTTTAGTAAGCCAAAAGAATCAACCTCTGATCTTGTGCGTGAGGCAGAGGATAAAGATATTGAAGTTGGGATCTTTAGATACTAATGGAGTATGACCTGAGTAACAAAGAAAAAGCTTACCTATCTGTTGCACGATACTTTGCTTCGAAGTCGAAGTCTCGTAGAATGCACGGAGCGGTAGTAGTAAAGTCTGGACGAGTAATTGGTACAGGCTATAATAAGAATCGTAATAATCCTTATTATGTTTCACCTGAGCACATCAAAACGCACTGTTCTGTTCACGCAGAAGTTGATGCAATCAGAGATGCAAACTGGAATGTCAAAGGTGCAGTTATCTATGTAGCTAGAATAAATAGCAATGGTATAGATAGAGATAGCAAACCTTGCATTCGATGCCAATCAGTAATTGATGCGGCAGAAATCAAAAAAGTAATATACACAATAGGAGAAGATAATGAAGATTAACTCTCTAGAACAAATGGAGACCATTGTAGAAAACAATAAGTCTCTTCTCTGGGATGGTTGGAATGTAAAAGAAATTACGCCATCACCAACTGGATGGACAAAGCCAAGCGGCATGTTCCGTAATAACGAGTGGTTCATTCAGAAACACTACAATCTTAGATATGATGGTTGGGATATCCCCAATAAGTTTGTGGGGAATGATGCAAAGTGAAGAATGGAAAAAACAAGCACGATGCGAAGGTTACGACACAAACCTATTCTTCGACAAATATGAAGAAGATCTTGACCTCAGAGTGGGGATAGACAATCTTTGTGCAGGGTGTCCTGTTGCAAGACTATGTTTTGCTACTGGAGTTTCTCAAAAAGCTTGGGGAGTCTGGGGTGGGGTATATCTTGAAAACGGAAAGATCTCACGAGAATTCAATAAACACAGGTCAAAGGCTGATTGGGCTGAGACCTGGCAATCTTTAGTAACGGATAGATAATTATGGAACTATGGTCTTGGGTACTTGCGGCAATTGGCGTATCAGGAATTTATTTTGTTGGCAGAAAAACTGTTTGGGGTTGGCTAATCCTATTGTTTAATGAAATAATTTGGATTGCTTACGCAATAATTACTGAGCAATATGGCTTTATTGTTTCTGCTGTAGCATATGCAGTAGTATATATTAGATCATATTTGCACTGGAAGGAGGATTCGAATGTACACTGATGCAATGAAACGTGCTGTTCACTCAATTACTGCACCAAAAGGATTTGGTCTAGATATCGTTGAGCATAATACTGAAGGCATTACCTGGATTGAGCTGGTAGCAGATGAAATTAACTTTATGAAACTACTTGACAGAGACAAGCGTATTGCTGTAGAATATATGGTAAGGGTAAAAAAAGCACTAGAAGACAACGGTGCAATAGTACAACTAACACGAAAGGCAGTGCCACAGTGATTGAAGCAATTACAATTGGAATATTTTCAGTAGTAATCATAGTGCTAACTGGGATGCTTGTTAGAGAAAAACTTTTTACAAAAAACTTAGCAAATGAATTACTACAAGTAATGGTTGACAATAGAACATTATTAACAAAAATAGAACATAGATCTACTGAAAAAGATATTGAGCAAACTGAAGGGTTTGTAAGATTTCTATCGGAATCACGAAACTGGGCATTTGAGTATATTGAAACTGTTCAGAGTGGTTTAAATAGTTTTGTCGAACAAGCAGGTCCACGACTTGAATACTTCGACAAATATGGCAGGGTAACGGCAAGTCCACATACAGAAGGGCTAGAAGATATTCTGGCTGCATATCGTGAACTACAAAAACTGTTACCTGAAGAAAACAACAAGGAGAAATAATGAATAAGCAAATGATCGCAATGCTTGCATCGTATGGACGTAGCCTTTTGGCTGCTGGGCTTGCACTATATGCTGCAGGAGTAACAGAGCCAATGCAGCTTGCAAACGCACTATGGGCTGCACTACTTCCAGTAGTGATTCGCTACGTTAATCCAAATGATCCAGGTTTTGGTCGTGTACCAACACCAGAAGAAGTTGATGCTGCAGTTAAGACTGAACAGAACTAATCTAGCACTAGAAGGTGGGCTATTTCGGTAGCCCACTTTTTATTGCCCTAAAATATTTAAGTATCTAGACTTTAATACACTTGGTGAAAAAGAGTTATAGCCAATATTAAATGCACGTTGCTTTTCAATATTTTTGTCAGACATTGCTACATAGTAGTCAATATTTTCTGCAAGCTTTTGTGCATTAACATCATAACAAATAACAGGAGTAGCCAGTCTGATTACTCCAAGTTCTTCAGAAACAGTCAGCCATTCTTTTGGAAGAATCAAGTTGTTTGGAGAAACGTCTGTCATAAAAACTGGTAAACCACTAAGCAAGGCTTCATTCATAGGCAAGCACAAGCCAGCATATCTTCTAGGTAGAATCATACCATCAAAGCCAGTGTACATATCTTGTCTATGTTTTACATTATCAATCTCAACAGTGATGCGTGAGTCTAATCTTTTAGTGTTGATTGGTGTTTGACTCTTGACTACTAACTCAAAATCTGCCTTAGAGTGTCGCATCATTTCAAAAATACTCTCTGTTCCATTACGATCATTTGCAGCAGCCTTACCAGCAATGTGTAGCATACGCTTATGATCTTTAGACATATTTGTTTCTAGTGCTTTTTCAAATAACTCTGGTCTTGTTGGTGGAGGAATGTGATATACCTTGGCTTGGTTAAAAAATCTTTTATTAACTTTTTCAATCATCCAGGGACTTGGCGATATAAGAACATCTGCAAGAGATCTTTTATCTGCTTTTAAATTTCCAAATAGCTCGTAATTATATTGAAGATATGTTCTGACACCTTTTGACCTTGCAAGTGTGGGAGTATTGTCATTATAAAATGTCTCACAACTTAACAAAGCATCAAGGTCTTTTAAAAAATTATTCATTTCTTCATCCGTTGGAAAACCTTTACAGATAATATAGTCACGTTCTGCATACCACTCAAAGTGCTGTTGATTACCGTTATAAGATGTAAAATCAATAATCATAATCTTGTATGGATTTAACATTTGTGTTAGCTCATATGTCTGATTGCCAAGACCAGTATTGTCTGCTCTTACAATTATTCCTAATTTCATGCCTCTGTAAGTCCCCAAGCTTCATCATCATCAGTAAACTTTTTTAAATGTCTGCGTCCATCTAAATTGTTTACAACTCTAATGTCATCTTTGTTTTGTGGATTGTACAACCACAGCCTGTGCTCCATCCAACCTGTATCACTATCCTTGCAATCTGATAAAAGTTTTCCATAATACTTATCTTCAATAAAAAGTTTGGGGGTAGTATTAGGTAGCACCATATTTCGATAATACCAGACGTGAGAGAAATGCGGTTGCTGACTCCACTGGTAGCATTTGAGAAAGTCTCCTTCTTGCTCTTTCATAAGATACATATGGTCTGGCTCAACTACTTTATTAAATGTATAAAATCTAACTGTGTATGCTTTTTCAGAATCAAGCATATCCATTATTTCTTGCCAGTTAATATTTAAGTTATCTTGTAAAGCAATATCACCTTCAATGTAAAACATTATTGATGTTTTAATAAGATCAATTGTTTTTTGCATCATTGTTGATTGATGGCTATGTTCATCAAAAATAATTGGTAAAACATTATGCCATTCATGTAGACACTTCCAAAGAATTCTATTTTTATATTCGTCATACATTTCTTTACGATGATTCTGTTCTCCCCTAAGACCATCAACTTGTAGAATAATTTCATTGTCTGGAAAGTATTGTCTTACACTTCTAATTACTTCATCAATAATTTCGGTACTAGGGTGTAGTGGACTAACTGATGTTGGAATAACTATAGTTACGTCTTTAATATGCATTTATTTGCTCCATAATCTTATATGCAAAATCCCTCTTCTGCTTAATCCACCAAGAGACTGCCCTGTGCATATTTGCTGGATAGTCTTCTAACAATTGTTGGACTAACACTCGAAGTTTATTCCAATCACTTATCTGACTTACTGGCATATCCGTAAACAATGTTTCCCAAAAACCGTAGGCTTCTCCAACACTACTTATCTTGTCAGCAATCGGTAGAGCCAACATTTCTAATCCTTCGTAAAATCTAAAAGAATCAATTGTAGCGTTGCCAGCAGGGGCAGGAGCAAACCTAGCAGAAGCCAATAGATTGTAGTAGTCTTTTGGTGTCTCACCCTGTGTAAAGCCTTCTGTAAACTTATAGACTGTGTTTGAAAGTTTCTTTAGGGCTTGTGCAAGCTCTTTCCTACGTGGGTGAGTTATCTGACCAGCAAAGTAAATATCTGTTGTTTTTGTTGGATAATCTGGAATAACATTGTTTTTGTGGTTTGGAGTTCCAAGCGGCAACTTGTTGTATGACGAATGACGAGGGTAGGGAGATTGAATCCAAATTTCAACATTAGGGTGAGAGATCTTTTCAACACCAAACACACCAAGCTCGTCTGCTGTAACAAACAACACAAGCCTTCTAATGTTAGATAAACTTTTATTTAAAGTTTCTTCGAGACCAGTCCACTCAAAACCAGGAATAACAACAAATGCTCTGTCTGTTTTTGGTAGTTTGTTTACTTTAACAACATCAACACGGTTTCTTGTAAAGGCTTCTTGCAAAAATCCAAAGTCCCACTTATCATCTGGAAATCCTTTTCCTTTTGGAGTAAAAGAATAAGCTATCAATTTATTCCAAGTTCCTTTAAGATTGTTGCCCATCTATGCTTGTATGTGTGTTCATTCTTTGCACGTTCGTGTCCAGCAAACCTAATTGCTTCTCGTTCTTCGTTGTGTTCAATATAATAATCAATTTTTTCTTTTAAATCCCTAATGTTTCCGTGTTCATAGAACACAATCTCTTTCTTGTTTTCAAAAAAAGTATCAAGCCCTAGAATGTTTGGGTAGATTGTAAATCCTGCACGACCAGTAGACTCAAACAATCTGTCCGAAGAGTAGTAAGGATAGTTAAAGTTAATGTTGAGCGTATCTCCAATTGCAATTTTACTACGAGCATAGATACGATTTAAATCGTTACCCCTTACAACACCTGTATCTCCATCTCCACCAACGTGAAGAAATCTTTTGCCATAAAGTTCTCTTAAAGCAGTTACAAGTCTTGGGCGGTATGGGTATTCAGGATGATAGTTCTTGCTACCAACAAAGATAACATCATAATCAAACGTGCCGTTATAGTCTGGGTGAACATAACACTCAGGACCGAAGACTCCAGCAGGAAGGAAGTGACCTTTAACCTTAGTATTCTCGTTAAACCAATCAGCCATTAATTTATCAGTGGCAAAGAAGTGACCGATGTTTTTATAGAAAGGATCATTCTCAAGATCGTGCTGACGCTTAAGACCAAACCATAGGTCTAAGTGATAGGTCATAGTTGGTACATTAGAATCTTTAAGTTCCTGAAGAATATCTATTCTTTCTTGACCAGGCGTATTCCATCCGTGAGTATGAACCCAAACAAAAAGGTCTGAGGTAACCGCCTCACGAAGAACCTTCCCAATGGTTGTTCCTCGTCCTTCTTGAAACTTAACTACGGTATGACCTAATGCTTCTAAAGATTTTGCGTGATGATTCTCACTGCTAAAATCTACCTGGAAGTTTCCAAGAAATGTAATCTTTGCCAAAATAACCTCTTCTGTTATGTTTCTATTTTATCATATTGTGTTGTATACTATAAGTGTCCCTCACACTATCTTAGGATGGATTAGTTACCCAAATGATAAGACCGTGGCTAACTGCAGCGGATTTCGGTGTGAGGGACTCTATTTTTTATGGTATAATATTTGTATGCCATATAGCGTTGGAGAAAAAGGGTCTTACGGTTGCTCAGGTTACCCAGCCGTTAAAGACGACGGAACAGTAATGGGATGCCATAAGACAGCTGAAGAAGCTGCTAATCAAATTTATGCCATCAATGTCAGTGAGGGCAACATCGATCCAAAGTCTGGACATTCTGGAATGAGCGATGAAGAAGAACGTATGAAGCGTCGTGAAAGAATGTACAAAGCTGATATTAAAGAAGGCGACTACGTAATGGGAATGACTGTAGAAGGAATGGCTCACGGAAGAGTAGAACACATTATGCTAGAAGGTGGAACTCTTGGGGAGCCTGGAACAGCATACGCACTTGAGTCTATGCCACCAGAGAACCCAGCAATGTCCGTAAGAGTTTATGAAGAGGGTGAAGACGGAATGTGGGAAGCAACTGCCTATAGCATTGGAATGATGTATCAAGATGCTACACGTCTTGACGATTTACAAGGACACCACATGGAAGACGAAGAAAATGATTATCAAATGGATATGATGGCTAAGGCTGAAACATATTCTCCAACAGAAGGAATGAAGTCTGCTGCTCGTCGTGCTCTTAAATGGAAAGCTGAAGGCAAGGCTACAGGTGCAGGAACTCCAGTCGGATGGGGAAGAGCATCAGATATCGTAGCAGGAAGAGCTATGTCTCTTAGTGTAGTTAAGCGTATGTATTCTTTCTTCTCACGTCACGAAGTAGACAAGAAAGGCAAAGACTTTAATAACACTGCTAACCCTAGCAATGGTCGCATTATGTGGGATGCTTGGGGTGGAGATGCAGGATTTTCCTGGTCACGTGGCATTGCCGAGCGTATGAAGGATAAAGCTTTGTTTGCTAATTTTGGTAAAGACTATACAAAGTCTAAGCCAGTAGATCTATTTAAAGCAATTGGTGTTGGCTCTATGGTTAGTTGGAATTCTTCTGGCGGTAGAGCAACAGGTAAGATTACTAGAATTATTCGTAATGGATCTTACAATGTTCCAGGCACAGATGTTACAATCAATGGTACTCCAGATAATCCTGCTGCAGTAATCACTCTATACCGTGACGGTAAGCCAACAGACACAATTGTTTCACACAGAATGAACACTCTTAGAGCCTCCTAGACTTGACAATCCTTGTCAGTTGCTGTAAAATATAAGTATAACAACTAACGCATTAGGAGAGACAATGCATACTGATGAATTGCTTGAGGTAATGTTTGGACTCGAACACGTTATTGCAGAAATGTTCTGGAATACTGTTTGGTTTGGCATTGCTTTTTTGCTTGGACAATTTATTGCATTCCGCAAGGTACACAAGTACATTGACGAGAAGCACGGAGTAACCCACGAGGAAGGCTATTGATGGGGTATAATTATCTTATGGAACAAGAAGATGCAAACAGTTATCCTCGTGCATATTTTGGGAAAACTATTCCCATAGAAGAAAATACAAACGTAGTTGTTATTGGTGAAACACCAGTAGCACCACCAAAAGGAGAAGATAAAGTGGTAACAGTAAAACGTAAAAGAATTAGCCAACAGCAATCTGCATTAAAGAAAGCTGAAAGAGTTAAGAATGCATTGTATGCAAAGCAAGAAGCAAAACGTGCTCCAAAAGTACAGATTGACCAAGGAATAGTTCTTTGGACCTGGATTATTGGTGTTGTAATTGCTTTCGGAACTTCGGCGGTAGTGTCCTTTAATGGAATCACTGCAGTAGCAGAGTATGTAGGACTAGCAGCACCCTGGATGGCAACATTATTCTTCTTCTTTGTTGAGTTGATGTATGTGCTATTCCTTATGGCTTACCTTGTTCTTAAATCTCGAATTGATGAACAGGGAAATCCTGAACGAACAGGTGGTGCATTCTGGGGCATGTTTATGTTTGGCTCTATTGCAGTTGCTGCTAATGGATTTCATACCCTTGACTTCTGGCAGTATGAGTGGACTAACCCACAAATGTGGGCAGGTATTGTTCTAAGTATTGCTGCTCCTATCGCTATTATTAGTGCCTCAAAGATGGCTTCTAGAGTAGTGTTTGCCAAGTCTATACAGCTCTAGGTTAACTGGGGCAGTAGCATAACAGGTAAATGCAATACTCTTATAAGGTATCGATAATGGGTTCAAGCCCCATCTGCCCTACGCCCTTGTAGCTCAGAGGAAGAGCAGCAGGTTTCTACCCTGCGTGTCGCTGGTTCGATTCCAGTCAGGGGTTCTCGTATTGCGAAGGATCTGGAAACATATCCTTTAAGATAAAATCAAGTATAAAGTCAAAGTTTGAGTCGTGACTAGATATGTAGTTTAGGTCTTCTTTAATGAGGTCGTGGAACTTACCCTTTAATTCTGTATTACTATATACTTTCACATCGTAAGTCTTTGTGCCACCTACATTATAAACATTTCCATATGTTGATCTATGCAGTGTTTTATGATTTAATACTTCAAGAAGCTTTGCCTTGTTCATAGGCATAGGAACATGTAGTTCGTAATCTAAAGTATTTGCAATACCCATTCTATTTAAATAGTTTTGTGTCTTGCTAAACAGTCTTTGATATCCATAATTGGTTTGTCCTGTGTCTGAATAAGATGCAAGAACTTCTTGGATTGTTCCAGAATAAAAGTATTCAACCTTATCTAATTTTTTTACAGTAAAAAAGTCATCATTCATTAAAACAAAATCATCACTTATATCCTCTGTTGCACAGATAACATCTAATTGTTTCCAGACGTTAGGATGTCCTATACCAGTTTGTTGTACATAAATATAATCTCCTGTATACCAGTCTGGCTTGCCACCGACTACCCAGATACGACCTTCTGGTAAATTTTTCACGGTAGATCTAATTGAGTATCTTAACTCTTCATTGTCTCCAGGACGGCAAACATAAACGTAATCCATTGTTAATCCAATCTTTATTTTATTATATCATTAACTGGTATAATGGTTGTAATGAGCGTGTCAGAACATCTGGCGGTCCTTAGAGCCTACAAAGAGGACAAGGGTTGCACTGACTGCGGTTATAAATACCCTCATTTTATTCTTGAGTTTGACCACAAGCCAGGTTATCGTAAGCTTGATAACGTCTATAGAGTACTAAAGAAGTACGGAATAGAGATGGCTTGGAAAGAAATAAGAAAGTGTGAAGTTGTTTGTTCTAACTGCCACAAGATAAGAACAAACGATAGAGAAGAATCTTAAACCTTTTTGTTAAGACGATCAATGACCCATTTGATTATAGAAATACTGTCGTGATCTCCACGCTCAGTTTTTTCTTTAACAAGTAATCTAAGCTCATTCATAATACGTGAACGCTCTTCCAGTACAGCTGCTTGATAAAGCTCAATAATATGATTTTCAATAATAGATATTTGTATCTGTGACTTTTTGTCAATGTGTAAGTTGCTCATCTTATAAGTATACACCAATCAACACAAGATAGGTGTTGGCGTGGTATGATAGAGCTATGACTTTTGAATATCCAATATACCCAGACCGCACCTATCGCATTGATGTAGATGGTGAACAGCATTACATTACAGGCGACAACCTTATTGCCCTAGTACTTGACAAACTTAACGAGTCGTGAGATAATGGGGGTATGAGAAAAATATTCATACCCACACCTAGTAACCTTAAGCGTAGAGACGAGCTAATGATGAAGCGTGGTGCTCAAAGAATGAAGAGCCGCCTTGTAGACCTTGTAGAAAGCCGTATGGAAAACGGTATCTTTGAGGCTCAGGCTGCTTATGACCAGGGTCATCCAGACACTGGAGCGTACCTTAGTGGTGCTGTTGCTGCTTGTACTGCAATTATTGGTTCTATCAGAAAGAGTGAATTCTAATGACAAACTATAAGGAAATACCTATGAGTGAATTTGAAAATCGAGATCGTGAAATTGTTAATGCTGTCATTCACGAAGGAGAAATGCGACAGGGAGAAAAGGTTGTATCACTTCTTGAACGTAAGATTACAGAAGCATATGCTAACAACAACAAAGAGTTAGTCGGCTTCCTTGAAGATCTTATCATAGAAATTGAGGGTATTTAATGGCTAAGACAATTGTACACTTTGGTTCCCCAGAAGGAACTACCTATGGAGAGGCTAAAAAGATTATCATTGTGAAGAAAACAGGTAGCTTGAATGATTAAACTTAAGCACTATGAAACAAAAGAAGTAGTAGAGGTAGACCCAGTTGGTATTGCCAATGGCTGGATGCTTTGCATGGGTGGCTACACCTACGACATGAGATACTGGAGCCAGGTTTAGTGGATCGTAAAGAACGCAGGGATAATAAAAAAATGCTTGACATTGTTGTTCGTAAAGCAAAACAAGATATGGCAGAATGGATTTTAAAGATTGATCGTATGCCAAGTAAGTCAGAGATACTTGCATTTCAGGCAGGGTACATTTCTGGAATGAACCGTGGTGCTAACGATGAGAATTAATGATTCAGGTAAGTAGTCACTTAAGAAATATTTAGGAGAGAAACACAATGACAGAATTTATTGATGGATTTAAGAACGGCATATTGGCAGAGCGTGAAAGAGTTGTTGAGCTACTCACAAAACTGCGTGACTCTGAATACGCTGAGGTAATGACACACGACGATGTAATTAGCATTATCATGGAAGACAAAAAATGATTAAGTTTGAACACAATATGCTTGTGCTTAACAATTTCTTTTCTGAAGAAGACGTTGACCAGATTGATGCCTACGCAGACTATGTTCGTAAACAAGAGCGTGAACGAATTATTGCACTAATTCAATCTAGGGATGAATGGCATTATGAGTTCTCAGATGTCGCTGATGTTATTGCACTTATTAAGGGAGAAAGTTAATGATTCAATTTATTGTAGGCTTGGTACTTGGCTTTATGGCAGGACTCACCATAGTTACTTGGTGGTTTGCAGACGCTGCTAAAGACAAATAAAGTTCTCGGCGGAAAAATTCGGCGGCAAAGAGGACCCACGCTTGACAAACAAGCGAACATTTGATATAATAGATGTAACACAACAAAGGAGATACATTGACAATTAAGAAAACATACGATGCATTCGATGCACGTGGATGGAAGACAAACGGAACACAGGATCGAATGATTACGCTTTATGTGCAAGGACAGCACGGAAACGTACAGCACGATCTCTCATTGTCTGAAGTTATCGAACTACAGGAACTCTTGGCACGAGCTGTTGCTCAGTCTGCCGAAGAACCTAAGAACCCTAGCTCGTGGGATGCGATGCCATTTTAATTCGGAGGTAGACGCAATAAGTGGGGGTGGGTAAAACTGCCCCCATTACCTCCGTTTAAAAAAGCTACTATAGTGTTAGTAGCCAAACAAGAGAAAGAAGCACAATGAATAAATACAAAATTGCTACATTAGTGGGAGTCGCATCTGTTGCACTTACCGCTACTACAGCACTTGCATGGAGCCACGATCTTTCGATTCGTGCTCCTTATACACATGCTGCTGGTGCAGCAACTGCCACTATTGTTGGAGCAAAGCCCAACTGTGATGTGCAGTCTAAGTTGTTTGATGAAACAGCAACTGCTGATAACGAAGCAGTAGCTGCTCCTGACGACAAGGCTGTTAAGACTCGTGTTGCTAACGCAATTACGAAGTTCCCTGGAGTTGAAACCGCAAGGGTTTCGTTTACTCCTTCACTCGCTGGTTTCTACCAGATCGAGAGTGCCATCGTAGAAGTTGGTGTTAACTGCAAGAAGCTTATTGGTGATGTAACTGCAACCAAGGATATTCTTGTCGGAGACAATGTCTACATTGATACTTTTACATGGGATGAATCAGCAGAAGTACACGCTGGTCAGAACGACTATGATGTTCAGTTTGTTGGTGACGTTCGTACCAATGCTACATCAGACCGTCTTCGTGCAGGTGTAACTGTTCAGCTCTGGGTTCCTAACCTTGCTGGAACCAAGATGGTTCTTGTTGACAGTGACACCACTGATGCTGATGGAGAGTTTGAAATCGAATACCGTTGGGATGCAGATCGTCACGGTACTGAAGACTTCCAACTTCGTGTAGCTCGTACTGCTAAGTTCTTCCAGGACTACAGCAGTGACGTTGCCGATGGTGAAGTAGACGTTCTCTAATTAGATAAATCAAAAAGTGGGGGGTAACGAAAGTTGCCCCTCATTTGCTATATAATAATACTATGGAAACTTCCCTAGTTAAACTAATCCCATTGAAGAAGAAACATGCTTTGGATCTTTACTTCAATGTTAAGTCAAATGATAATGTGTTTCGTAATCTTTTATGGGACACACCACAGTCAGTTCTTGACTATGTTGCAATCGTAAAGCAACTCAAAAAGCATACATCCTTTGCGGTAATAGATAAGGACACCAACGCTATTGTTGGCACAACATCCTACGTTGACTATTCTACAGAAGACCGATCAGCAGAAATTGGCGGTACATTCTATTCTGAATCCGTATGGAGAACTCACGTTAATACCCATACAAAGTATCTAATGCTACAGAATGCATTTGAGATACTAGGATGCGAGAGAGTAATGTTCAAGACAGATGTTCTCAATGAGCAATCAAAGAAAGCAATCCTAAGACTTGGTGCTACCTACGAAGGAACCAAGCGTCATAACAAACTCAGAACTGATGGGACCTGGAGAGACACAGCATACTTCTCTATACTTGGTGATGAGTGGGATGAGATCAAGTCTACAATTTTCGGGGGAATCAAAAGTGATAACGAATATCCCCTATATAACAACATACCTATAGTACCTATAGAAGTATATAGACCTATGTGGTTTTGAGCCTATAGACCTGTTTGACATCAGAGGATACAGCTCGATACAGCCCATTTTAGAGCTTCTCAGAGCATAGTTATGCACAGTTTTATCCACAAAGATCTTACTGATATGGATATTATCTGACTGAAAGAAGATGTTTGAAAAGTTGTTTGATGTACTGAACTATATATAGTATGGATCGTAATGTCCAAACACTATATCTTGTGTCCCCAAACACCCAAATCCAGCCTTGTACCACATCTACCCCCATTTGTCAACCCCTATATGTAGTATATTTATGCCCAAAAAACCCTATATATTGTGTATAAATATATCAAAACATCCTATTTTATATCAAAAATATCCACAAATCTGGGAAAAATAATCAAGGGTTCGTAATGTCTTTGTTTATAGTTATATAGGGGGAAATGCTTATACTTAGCTGCCCCAAATATCTATACCAAACCATCCTATTAGACATGTCCACATTTCGGGGGTATCAAATAGAAGATCGTAATACCTTTAGTATATATATTACCTATAGGAGAAACACTGTATCGTCTGATACCCTCCAAACTTTCTGGGATTTTTTGAGATGCCTCGTAATGTCTGTAGAATTTGGGAAAAATGTTTAGGGGTTCGTAATACATGTTCGTAAAGGGATGTTTGTTAGTATGTTATGACATGGCTCGGGCAAAAGTTATCCACAGAAAAATCCCCCACCTGTGAGTAGATGGGGGATTAGACTATTACTGTTAGACCGAAGACATCAAATCGTCTAAATGCTCGAAGCCTGTATCGTCAATGCCAAGACCAGCAAGCAATAAGTCGAATGTCTCGTTGATGAAATTAGTAGCAAGGTCAGTCGTGTCTACGATACCTTCGTTGATTGCGTAAGCAAGTGGCAAACCCAAATCGTTGTATTCGATAAAGTCTACAAACGCTGTGTCTGTTCGATAGTTGAGCCAAATGTCAGACAGAATAACTGTCTTGTTCTCAAAGGTAGTCGTAGTCATTGTGCTTGTTCTCTTTCTCATCTTTTAGTAAATCTGCCATTAGCAGAATACGGTTGATAGTTACATTGGGACTGATTTGGTGAATATACATTGCTACCGCTTCCAAATCCAGTCGTAGGTCTGAAACAAGATTGCCGATTGTTTTGGCAACTCGTTCATTGTCTGTTATTACTTTTCGCATTTCTCTCCTCAATCCATTATACCAAAAAAATGGTGGGAACGCAAGTCCGAAAGGAAATAAGAAACCTACGCCCCCACCAGTTTGTAGACGGAACCCCCATTCAACGTCTACCTATCTAGTACTACATTGTACTAGAATCTGATATAACTATAGATGGGTCCTTACGAATGTGATCGATTTCGATACCCCTCAGAATTTTGGTAATGCGTCGTGTAGGACTCTGGAGCTGGTCTGCAAACACCCACCAGTCACTGCCGTATTCATCCATCGGAAACTGGTCTGCAATCCAGGCAGTCTCATAGAAGTCACACTCAATGAGCACACCTGTCTCATACTTGCGTGTACCGTTGTCGTCAGACTCATAGATGTATGGTTCGATAGTTAGTTTGTCAGACCACGTAGTGCCAGCCTCTTTACTCCAATCCTCACGGTAGAAGATGTTGAGGTCAATCGTTCTATAGCCTTGCATTAGTACCACTCCGTTCGATATCCAGTTCCAGCACAGTTGCCACACGTTTCATCTTCCTCGCCATTAGCAGAGGCACACTGCTCACACTCTACATCTCGTGAGACAGGAACTTCATAGTCTTCGCCATCTGGGACAGGGATTGTACCAACATAGTAACCCAAACGATTGACAGCGTGGTAACCACTACAGATACTAATATAGTCGTCTCCAGCCAAGTAAGTCCAAACAAGTCCGTCTGCATTGTGTCGTACATCTTCCCAATCCTGAATCATCTCATAGCCAAGACCAAACTTCTCTTCGGCTTCTTCCATTGTTATAATCATTACTAATCCTTTCTTAGAAGTGGAAGTCCACAGGGACGAGGAACCAAAGAGTATCATTCTCGATACGGTCTTTGTTCATATGAACAGGGTTAGTTGACCAGTTGGCAAGGTCGTAGAAGTAAGAGTTGAAATCCCAATCACCTTGAATCATACCAAGCATTCTGCCAATACCATAGAGTCGCATACTATAATCCATAGCACCGTCAAACTCGTCAAAGACACCGTCAAGATTGATGTTGCTACGATTCCATTCATCACGGTAGCGATTGAATTCCGACATTCGTGCTTCGACACAATCCTTCAGTATCAATTCGAATGCTTCACTATCTTTAGAAGAAACAATCATGTTGATTGCTCCGTCAGTGTAGGGGTCGTTGTCAGTGTTGAATCGTCCACCACCAGTTACAAACCAGTCGTACCAAGCACCACCACCATATTCGTCACCAAGAATGTCTTGGAGTCTTTCTCGAACTTGGTCAATTGCTTCTTCAGGGCTGTCTGCTTTTACTGCGATGTATTGTAGAACGTGCATGTGTTTCCTTTTCTTTAGGGGTAGTATCTATTTTACAGCATGGAGCGGTATTTGTCAAGTATCACACTTCTCACAGTATACCCTTGACCACCGACACGAAATGATCCTCGCATAGATAGCCATAGTCCTCTACGTCTCGTTTGGTAGCAGGTTCCTTACACCAAATCATTTCACACACATAGATATATGGTTGCATTATTCGTTATCCTGAATGTCAAAGTCCCACTGTGCGTGGTTCTTGTATGGTTCGAAGTCGTCTATAATCCATTCGTCCAATGCTTGATAGGCTGCATCTTCACTCTCTGCTTCAACAGGAACGAGGTACTCAATCTGCACGGTTGCTGTGATTAGATATTTACGCATACATCCTCTTATCGTTAGTTACGAATACATCTTCCGACCACGGCTTCTCGGTAATGAAATAGCCAAGACGATTGAATTGGCGGTAGCCATTCCAAAGATTAGCATACCGTCCGTCACCATCTACCATAGTCCATACATAGCAAGGAAGAGTAGTGTCAGGGATATCCTCAAGTTCTAAAGCCAATGGGGTAGTTGGCAGATAGGTGTCTTCCCATTCGTCCCAAGTAATCATTACTTATCTCCAAAGTTATTGCTGTCATAAGGGTCAATGAATGCTTCCCAGTCACCGTCAGGCATATCCTCGTGAACAAGAATTGCTTTCTCGATTGCTTCTTCTTCGCTGTTTGCTTGAATCCAGTAAGTCGCCTGGTATTCTACTTGATATACTTTCACATTACTCCTCGTCCATAAATTTGATAAACACTTCTACTAACTGTAATGCTATTATACCAGTGAGGTACGACATAGAACTCATACTCTTGAATTCCTGAATCTTATCTAGAATCTGTTGCTTGGCTTCTTCTCGTTCACTCATAGGGACACCTCACCGTATTGGTCATAGTTCTCGGCAAGGCTTTCGTCTTCCCAATCTGAATTGAGATGCCACTTGGTTGCTTCGTTATTGAAAAGATTGACAAGCATATTCTCAGCCTCGTCGTCAAAGTGACCAGTATCCCAATCACTGAATCCAACTACAGCAAACTTGATTTGGGCAGGGTATTTGATATGGTCATAGATATAAACCATTACCTTAGTTGTCATCTTCGTCCTCCTCAATCTCTTCTACCTCAACCTCGTACACACCGTCATAGTTTAGATTGTCGTAGTGATAACCAATCTCCTCTGCCTTTGCCTGACTGTCTGCTTCAATCGTGCCAGTAAAGGTGACTAGGGTTTTTACATAATACTGAGCCATTGGGCTACCTTTCTTTTTGGGTTACCTCTATTATATCGTTGACCACCGACATCAAACTGGGTAAATTCGGGAGAATTCGTAATGAGTTCGTAATGATTCGATAATTACTGTTTGTTTATTATGTCAGCAGCCCGAGCTGCCTGTGGATAAGTCTGTGGAGATCCCCCAAAGGGGGAGGCAGTTTATACTGTTGCCCAGCAGTTACGGATTATACTCCCAGCATTACGGAAGCGACTACACGAGCCAAGCGGTTCTTCTCTGCGTTGAGAGCAGGGTCAAGTCCACTAGCACCAGCGAGAATGTTCTCGTTGTTTCCGCCACGAGCGGTGCGATACCAGTCAAGGCGTTCCGTCAAGGCGTTGAGAGTACCCCAAGCCGTTCCAGTAATTGTGTTGTTGTATTGCCCAACATAAATGTCGTTGATAAGGTCAATCTTGTCGTTGTGCTTCTTGAAAGAACCTTTGGCATCTTTTTCTGGGGCAGGGTAAGCAAGAGAAACAATCTTGTCAAACTCTGCTTTAGTAACTTCAGTTTCAATCATAGCGTTAGCCATAACAGAAAACTCGTCAAGGTAAGTCTGTGCCAAGCCAAGTGCTTCACGAGCAACCTGAACACGACCCTCTGCCGTCTGCGTGTGACGGATTTTGAACGACTGCTTTACCTTACGGTTAGAACCAATACCGCCACCCAAAGCAAGGTTGAGAGTGTTAGCACACACAACACGGACAGGCGTGATACTTGCCATAATGGAGATAGAGCCATCGTGAGATGTGTTGATAAGCAGGTAGTTCTCTACCTTGTCAGCACGACCATTGGGGTCAAGCACAATGTCGTTGTCAAGAGCGAGAGAGCCAAAAACTACACGACCACCCTTGATTGAACCAGCAGTCTCCCAACGACCACCACCGTCAAGCAGGTTGTCACCAAAGGTGAACAGGTCTTCGTTTTGGAGAGTGTGGTAGCGTTCACCCACAACGCCAAGCACATCATTCTGTGACTTGTCGAATGGGTTGGTACGACAAACAAAATAGTTTGTCTTGTCAGATACATAACCTTCTGGGAACGAGAGTTCCTCAAGACGAACATTCCAGTTGTCAAGGTGAGCCAACTTGAGCATTTCGTCTGTGGTAACTTCGTCTTCAAAGACAGTCCCAAGTTTGTGCCAAGCAGGTTCTCGCAATGAAGCAAAAGCCACTTCGCCGTTAGCACCGATTTCTAATTCGTGAGCCAATGTATTTCCTTTCGTTGTTGTTGATAATCTAATTATACACCTGACCACGGACATCTAACTATTCTGGGGAACATTCTGGGAGGTTCGTAACCTAAACGTAATAACTATGTTAGGACATGGCGGCTCGGGGATCCCAGCTGACAAAACAAAAATCCCCTGCTACCAGCAATCTATCCAGACGCTTCGCAGGGGACTTATGTATGGAAGTTTATTTCAATTAGACGGCTTCTCATTCCACCGTAGCCCTAGTCTAACCTAGACGGTTATCATCTACACACCGACAAACTCACCCCATATTTCAGGGGAAGCGACCTCATAGGGACTCGAACCCTAACCTCTACCTCGACAGGGTAGCGTGATAACCTTTTCACTATGAAGCCAATGTTTCTCTGTGTAGTTATAGATTGGGCAGTTTAGACTGTTACCCAGCAGTTGCTCGTTAGAGGAGTTCCATCACCGTGTTGTAGGTGCTGGCATTGACTTCCTCTTGGTTGGTCATTTTGAGAACTTTGAGGTTCTTTTTGAGCAAGTCCAACTTGGTGGTGTATTCACGACCATAGTGCTGACGGTCATTAGGGTTGGTGGGCTGTTCTGGTGCTTGGGGCAGAGCAAGCAAGTCAGTATTGACCTGAATGTTTACGCCATAACCACCATAACGGTTTCCAGCACTAACACGAACAAGAGCGTTGGTGTCATACTCGCCACCAATGTTGTCAGGGTTCTTGATTGCCTCAACAACAGCATTGAGAACCAACTCTTGGTGTGCCTTGTATGCCTGACGGTATGCTTCCATATCGGCAGGGTATGTAGCCATCTCTGCCTCAATCTTGGCAATAGTAGCCTCAACATCAGCAATCAGAGTAGCGGTTGGGATTTTCACGGAGAGTGAACGAGCCATTGGTTTAGTCCTTTCGTTTGGCTTATATCTATATTATATCATTGGGGTATGACATATAACTATTGAGTTAGGTGGGCAGTTTGACTTGATACCCAGCAAGCAGACTAGGGTCTGACCTTAGTTGCTGGAAACCGTAGTCCAGCGAGGCTGTCCTGCGACATCAAGACGAACACGGAACGAACCGTTTGCGTTCTTGACAACTTCCTGAACGATACCAGAAACGCCAGACTTCTGCGTGGTGAACGACTGACCGATTTCGATTTGCGACATTGTGTACCTTGCTTCCTTGTAGTGAGCCAACTGTTTTGTTTGCTTCGTTATTACCATTATACAGGAAAGGAAAGAGTTTGTCAAGTCTTTTTCTCAACTTTTTTATTTTTTTTGTGGGGACTTCCGACTTCGTTTCCCTGCCTGTAATACAAGTATACCAACGACCACCGACATATAACTAATCGTTTCGGGGGATTTTTGTAACAGTTCGTAACCTGTTTGTCATAACATAGGCGGCTCGGGGATCCGCAGGGCATAGAGAAAGGACAGTTTATAAAGGACATGTCCAGGTCCTCGTCCAGTGCAGGGGAAAGGACAAACAATACCCTGCAGCTGGGAGCCTAACTCTCTTCGATTTCTCCTACATCGAATGACTGGACACAGAAATCTTCTACGTCTGTGTTGTAGCAATCAAGGTTGAGTTCCCCAACTTCGAAATGTTCAATGTCAAAGTCAGCAGGGACTAACATTGTTGCTTCAACAGTCAACGGAATCGTGACGGTAATCTCACGAAGGAGCGAGATACCAAGTACGTCAGCAACAGAATTCGCTACTGTCTGAACGTCAATGTCCTCAGCAATTGCTTCCAAGAGAATCAATCGGATGTTCTCGTTTTCCTCGTTACGACGGATAGACATACCAAGATTATCTTGATTGAGACCTGTAGCCTGTGCTTCCAAGTCTTTGATGTACTCATTCATTTTGCTAAGTACTGGGTGATTGTTTTCCATTAGTTGTCCTCTGCTTCTTGTGCGATACCGTTGAGTTCGTCAATTGTCTGTGTGAGTACCTGAAAGTCCTCTTCCGACAAAAGTAGTTGTGACATTGCGTGTGCCATAAGTCCTGTGATTGTCTGCCCGAAAATGTTGAGAGCAATCCGACGGTCTTCATCGGTTTCTGCGAACAGTACCATACCAGACGCAGTCTGTGTCATTACATCCTGCGAAACATCTTCGGCAACCTGCCGTAGTCCAAATGCTATGTCAATCATTCTTTGTCCTCTCGTTGTTGTATTACCATTATACCGTTCACCACGGACATCAAACTATGTCCATTAGTTTGCCATTGACTAATACCTGTGGTCGTTCAGGGTAGTGGCGTACCCAACCATAGTCCTCAAAGGTGAAACGGATACCATACACCTCATAAATAAATGAACGTGCCTGTCCAGAGATATCTATGAATTTGTCAAGGGTAGACAAATCGAAATTCGGAATGTCACCCTGTTCAGAGTAGTCACCAATAACAACTACCCTGTCACCAGTCCAACGACCAATGAAGTCTGCCATTACCTCTGCCCAGAAATCTCCACCACCACGCATAGGTGAGCAAGTGGTGAGGACATACATCATATCCGAAAGTGATGCCTCGTGACCTGTGTGTTCACGTTGCTTCGCACCCAGACCAATGTCGTGAGGGTGAATGACTTCTTGCTTGTCAAGGTTGTAAATGCTGTGGTATTGTCCCATTGTGTGTCCTTTTCTTTGTCTGTCTTATAAGTATACCCCAGACCACGGACATGAAACTCTGGGAATCTGGATAGTTAGTCGTAATTCTTAATAACGTTTAGGTAACGAAGCGGCTCGGGATCCCCTACCTACCTCACATATTTCTTATCGAGAACATCATAGATATATGCGTTAGGATAAGTAACCTTGACAGAAAGTAGGAATCGCATAGCAGCTTCTTCATTACGGAATGTAGCGAGTTTACTCTCTTTACCCTCGCCAGCCCACACCTGATATTTGAGTACATAGTCAGTCATTAGTAGTTCTCTCCGAATATATCAAGTATAGCGGATACCTGTTCATCTGTCAACCTGTCAACAACTTTCCAGTCGATTACGTTTTCCCAGTCCATTAGCAATCACCCTCTACGTCCTCAAAGATAAATGCGTCAAGACGGTGTTGGTCAACAAAAGTACCTGCGTCAACATACGGACTGTCCTTGTAAGTGACTCCGTGTGGCAATTCGATTACTTCATCATAGTCCCCTGCCGATACTGCCACAACGGCGGCAACGGCAGACTGTACCATAAACTGCGGAATTGGGGGGTAGCAATTCGATGAAAAGTGAATACTGATAGCGTCCTCTAAAGAGAGGTGAGCGTCAGTAGCGAGAGAGTAAGCGGTTGAGTATCCCATTAGTGTCCTTTGTTCGATAGTCTAATTATACAGGGTAGGTCTGACATCAAACTAATGTGTAAGTCCAAATTTCTGTTTCGTTGGCACAGTCCCAGATAGCCTTTTGTACGAATTGGATAGCCAATTTTCCAGCGGTATCCAAGTCAGCCACCCAAACACTACGGTCACAAAACACTTCATCAGTTTCAGGATTAGTCCACACTCCAACATATTGTCCGTCAAGTGTATCGTCAAGGGTAGTTTCACCAATAGCCACCCAATAGCCAGTCTTGGCGTGAGAGAGAATGAAAGTGTCATTCAGTTTGAGGTAAGTACCGTCTTTCATAGTGTGTCCTTTCGTTGTCATACTATCATTATACCAAGTACCACCGACATGAAACTCTGGGATTTCGGGAAACATATCGTAAGGTTAGTAATGAGTTTGTTATGACAAATGGGCTCGGGCGACCCTGCTAGATAGCAGAGCCTCTCACGACAATCCAAATCAGAGCCTGTGCGGTGCGAGGTGTCAAACCAAACTCACCAGCAACCTTGCGAACGGCGTTAGCGATAGCGTGATACTGTCCCTGCGTAGGGCTGTCCGTAGGCATTTCGGCTGCTCTCATCATCCATACATCGACAACCACAGCGTCAGTATCGCCAAAGATAGCACGAGCGAATGCGTTAGTTTTGAGACCTTTGAGACCGTCAATGCCTTCGTTCAGCACATCATTAGCCATTTTAGTGTTGTTTTTGAGACCATTCACGTGGTATCCAAGCGAGAATGCGACTGCCTTAGTGATGTTGCTTGCCCAACGCTCACGTGGGGAGAATGCGGAGACAACGCCAGCACCAATCTCAAGCGAGGCATTGAGGTTATTGGCAACCTGCTGTGCGACTTCCTGTGCTTCGTGATACCAGACACTAGCCTGTTCGACCTGTCCAAGTGTCGCCTTGAGAATGAGGTTACGGAACAAATCCGTAGCAGTAGCGGTTACGATTTCGTTTGCGGTGAGAGTAGTCATTACTTTGTCCTTTACTTTGTTGATAGTTCTATTATACATCTGACCACCGACATATAACTAGGAAAAAATCCAGGGGAATCTTAAAGTGTTTCGTAACTAAATTGCCCGATCCAGATCAGCTCGGGACCTGTGGATAACTTTTAGTCGTTAAACCACGCCAGGAATATGATTAGTATCCCCAGCGTGGCAACGATTACAAACTCAATCATTCTCTACGCCATTCCAACAAGCAGAGATAAAACGGTCAGCAATAAATCGTTTGTTGTCCTGTGCCATCAGTCCAGCAAAATCGTGAATGAGAATATCGAATGTCTGCTCATCTATTTTGAGAGCGTAGGTGTTCAGCAATTCTGAAACGGCTACATAGTCTTTGCGTGTCATCATTAGGATACACTCACCCAAGCCATAGCGGTACGCAAAAGGTGGTTGTAGTCACCAGACATACTCTCTTTGAGATATTCGTCAATTTCCTCTTTGGAAACTTCTGCGTTACGGAGAGCCTTCTGAACAGCACCCATAATTGCGTAGGCGTTGCCGTCTTGCCCAATGAGTTCGACTTCGATTTCTGGATACTTTGTCATTAGTTTTCTTCCTTTTCGTTTGCTTTTTGTTCTGCCAATTCGAGCATACGGTTTCGTTCTTTTTCCGTGAGCATAGCCCAAGCGTATCCAAACGCATAGGCGTAAGCCATATCACTTTGTCCGTTGTTTGCCTTTTTGAGATTGGCGATTACTTCATTTGAGCGGTTGATGTTACTTGTCATTTCTTGTCCTTTGTTCGTATTACTATTATAACCTAGACCACCGACATCAAACTATTCGTTTTCACGAATGGCTTGTGTCTTGATTGCCTTGCGAGTACGCAAACGATTTGGTCGATTGTCGTGAGTGCCAGCCGCCGATGAACGACGGATTTCACGCATAGCCTCAATATAGGGCTTGTTCTCAATACCTTTGTGAGTTGGGTTCTTTTTCTTCATAGTCTTATTATACATCAGACCACGGACACCAAACTGGGATTTTTGGGGAAAACGCAATAATGTTCTTAATTACGCAAGAAATCTGCGTGGCTCGGGGATCCTGTGGATAACCTCTGGGGATAACTCCCCTAGCAGGGAGCGATATCCTCATTTGGCACAATAGCAACGGTATCCGTTCCAAGCACCAGAATGTGCGACCATTCATCGCTCTGGAAAATCAACTCGGCACGACGGATATCCTCGTGGTCAGTACCAATGTAGTTTACGAATGTCATTTTTTTGTCCTTTTCTTTGTTAGTCTAATTATACTGCCTAGCACCGACATATTACTCTGCGTTGCTCCCATAAAACTGGACTCCGAATCCGCATACGGTACAGTCTGCCCAAATTATCTCAGAGTCACCAAGGCGTTTAGGCTGTTGGTCAAGGTCTTCAGTGAATAACGTTCCCCTGTCGCAGATATAGCATTCTGCCTCATAGGTTATGACTCGCTTGCTCACGCTACCTCCGACAATTCGTCTGCGGATACAGAGACATTACCGATGATAACGCCTATCGCACCCATGTTCACTAATTCGTTTGCCACAAAGTATCGGCATTCGAACGGAACATTATAGGCGATAAACTTACCGTCTCCGTAGTTTGCTGTAATCTTGACCATCTTCATATTTCTGTCCTTTTCTTTCTCTAAGTATAACATCAACCACCGACACATAACTAGCCAGCGAAGTCCCAAGGGGAGACATCAAACTCCCAAACGCTCCAAGTGTCAGGCAATTGCCTAGCACAGCCTTCACAGGCTGCCTGAGAGATATTTCCCTGAGTAACTCCAACGGTGGCGAGGTTGTCGCAGAATTCACATTCCATATTTTTTGTCCTTTCCTTTCTCTAATTATAACACTGACCACGGACACCAAACTATCTGGATTCAGGAAAATTATCCACAGCCACGTAATTGCCCTGTGGATAAGTCGGCTCGGGCTCCGCAAAAATCTTGCGTGGGGAGAGATTTATTTGCTCTTGCGAGGCTCACTCTCTCCCCTGCGAGATTAGACTACATAACGCTTGTGGATTTCCATAGCGTCACGAGCGATAAGCGTAGTCCAGCCTTTGGGAGACTCGTCGATTGCGACAGCGTAGGCAACATAAGGCTCGTTAGCCTCAATGCCAAACTGCTTACGGTAAGGTGTGCCAACATAAATTGACTCCACCTGCTTGACTTCGCCAACATATTTGTTGTCGTGAGACTGAATTGTGTATCCGATTAGTTCTTTCATTTTTTTCCTTTTCTTTCTTGTATTACAATTATACTGCCGACCACCGACATATAACTATGCCCAAATATCTAAGAGGTTTTGGTAAGTGACCATTCGTGCGTAGTGAAAGGTTTCCATAACCTTATCGCCTCGCTCAATTGCGTCTGCCATATCCTTTTCGTTGTCAGCGATAAATCCAACAATCATAGCGGTTGGGAGAGTGATTTCGTTTTTCATAGTTTGTCCTTTGTTCATACCTTCATTATACAGTCGAGCACCGACATGAAACCCATCAATTCAGGGGAAACGCAACTATCTTCATAAAGACGCAATAAACTTGTGCCGCCCGAGCCCAGGGTATGTCAGGACAAAATCCTCCCTAGAACCAATCTTCTTCAGTAGTAGACACACCAAGAATTCCGCCTGGCAAATAGAATGGGCGAGCATCCTGGTGACAGAAGAGGCAACGCTGAAAGCCATCAGCATATTGGAAAATCTGGGAAGTCTTTTCCCAGCAGTTGTGACAGGTGTGGACAGGGCGAGAGAATTCATCAAATGTGTTCATACACACATTATACCAAAGACCACGGACACGTAACTCTGTGGATTCAGGAAAAAGGATCTTAATTACGTAAAGAGTTTGCTTGATCCAAAATGCCCGAGCCAGCCTGTGGATAACTTTGGGGCTAGGTTTATTTGCTGTGGATAAGTACAGGCTCACCCTAGCCCCTGTGGATAACTATGCCTTGTTTTCTTTGCCACCGTTTTGGATACGGACAAGCGTACGGTCTACGATTTTGGAAACCAAACGCTTGGGGCTACGGTAAATTTCACTAGCCTTTGGGTAGACAATGGTGTAGGAAGCCCAACCGACAGCATAATCGGTACGAGCGATATCCTTTTCCACGTCTTCACGGAAAGCGAGAAATTCGCCAAGCGTATTGGCAACGTGGACAACGGTCTTACCGTCCCAACGGCGTACGAGGTGGAATTCGATTTCTGGAATGCTTTTCATTTTTGTCCTTTTCTTGTTTTTGTTTATATCTAAATTATACCAGCGACCACGGACACGTTACTCGTGGTGGACGGTGACAGCGAGTGCTCCCATTTCGAACATAGTTTCGACTGTGACATCTACCATCCAAGGGTCTACTAAAACGCTTACGTTTTTTGGGTTGGTGGCGAAGATTGCTTTGATTTCCATTTTTCTGTCCTTTGCTTATATTCATATTTTACCACGGAGCACGGACACGTAACCCTAGAATCCAGGAAAATTCAGGGGAATTTCGTAACAATTCGTAACTTAGTTGCTAACAGCCTGTGGATAACTTGCTCGGGCTGCCTGTGGATAACTTTTTGGGGGTGTGGATAAGTCGATCTGGCTACTGTTCCAAATAACAGGCTAGACAAATCTCATAGGCAATAAATCCTAGAGTGTCTTCATCAATTTTTCGTCCACAGTCATTACACTTAGTCACAGTCTATCGCTTCATCAGTTGGCGAGTGAGTGAGAGTGCTTCCTCAAAATCGTGATTTGTGAACACATTACCCTGAGCCAATTTCACCAGAGCGTTTAGGCGTAGTGCTTTTTGCTTAGGTGTGAGAGCGTTGATGTTGATGTCCTCAACTTCGTTGATGTCAATTTCGATTTCTAATTCGTTCACTTGATTTTCCTTTTCTTGATTACTTACAGTATGACAGAGAGCACGGACATGAAACTACATGCCCAGAGTCTGGCGAGCAACCAGAGTGATTTCCTCATCTGAGAATTCTGTTTGGGTAGCCAACAGAGCGTTGTAGTTTTGGGTATCACGGTAGACAGCGTTTCCGTAGTCAGAGAATACCGATGTGATGGCTGAAATCTTAGCCTGTACCAATTCTTCTTTTGTAGTCATATTTTCTATCCTTTTCTTTTTCTTTATATCCACATTCTAACATCGACCACGGACATGAAACTATCCAGATAGGCGAATATCTGCCTATTGTTACGTTTTGTTACCATTCTGTTATAAATCTGGGGAATCTATATATAGTACGTAAATGTCTATGCTGCCACTACATCTAGCCCGAGCCCTGTGGATAACTTGTACCCAACTACTCCCTACTGAAACGCAGGGAGATAGCCAACAGAGCCAGAGCAGTGGCACTCAGTCCAGATACCTTGGCAGTCTGAGCAGTGATACACATAGTCTTGATTTTTCATTTTTGTCCTTATCTGAAACCGTGAGATTTATTTGCTCTGAGAGGCTCATACCCTTTGGGTCTTATTTGCTCTGAGAGGCTCACTCTCTGCGGTTTCTCTGTTTGTTTATATTATCAGTATAGCCGTGACCACCGACACCAAACTATCAAAAACAGGCTATTTGCAATGTATTTGCGTGAAATCAGGGGAATGTTGCGTAAGGTCATAAAACACGCAAGATTATTGCGTTTGGCTCGGGCATTTTTGTTCATCTATTGTTTACCTAAATAGGCACGGTATCAGTAGTTATATGTCTGTGCTCAATGTTAGTATGAATACATACAAAGAAAGAAGAAATCAAATGGAAATTCAAATCATAACAGAAACAAAGGCAATCTATATGCCATTCGCTCCAGTAAACAAATTGTCTGCTGACGAATATAACGAAATGCGAAAAATGCTTGCTGAAGCAGAAGCATTAGGCGTTATCCGTGATTGGTCAATCTACTAGTTAGATGTCAGACCTATCTGCCATACTGATTACATACAAACAAAGGACAAAGAATGACTAACACACAACGTCTCCGTTACTTGGAACTCATCGCTATCGCTAAGAGTGATGTGATGACGGCTAGTGAGTTCGATGAACTGCTAGGTCTCCAGAAACTTATCAAGCGATAGGTGGCACTAGTCACTAGTTATTAGGTGGCACTAGTGTGCTCACTAATTTAGTGTGCTATTTTATTTTAGATCATGTATCGTACATATTTAGAAAATATTCAGATTTTGTACAAATTGGAAAATATAAAAATTTTCAGATTTCTGTGCGAAGGTAACACTCTATGCAATCGCATTCAAGAATTTTTTCAGGGGTATTAGAATCCTTCATCTAATTCATCCCTAAAGATAGCCTGATCAGAGTTAAATAACATTCCAATAATCAATAGACCTATTGCAATAGCTACAATTGGAGCACAAAGAATAATTAACAGTATGTGTGAATCTGTCACGGTAGATCATTCTCTCCTAAATCATCTCTTGTAATAAGACCAAAGTTCAATAGACAAACGTTCACAATCTTTCTTGATACTTTAAACTCTTTTGAGATCTGACGAGATGTTTTCTCTAATTGTACAAAATGTTGATTGAGAAATTCTTTTGTTAAGTGTTTTGTTTCCATATGAACAGTATATCATAAGCTCTGAGAGGCTCTCTAAGGAGATAGAATTTATTTTGGTATTTGGATTCGAGATAGCTTATTTTTCGACGGTATACAGCAAGCAACGCTTGCCTGATGTGTATTCACCATTTATGTATAGGACAATAAGCATGAGCTAACTTAGTCTTCATCCTCATAAAACATTTACATATTGTACACGTATGTGCAAATGAATTATATAAAGGACATTCTCGGCATATGGCTAATCGTTCGGTTTGAAGTTCTTTGGTGGTACGAGGCTGTGCTGGGTTTAATAGGTCCCAGGGTCTAACAGGCTTTTGTTCGTCGGTCATATATCTAGTATATCAACACATTCAGTGTGTCAACACATACTTCCCCATGTGAGATGTTTTTATATCCTTGTTTGGGGATAGGGTGTTTGGGGTACTCTATCCGCCGCCGAATTTTCCGCTTCGCTAAAAACACACTATATCTAGTTATTGTCGAAGAACTTTATATCAAGATGTAGTAAATTGTATATATAATATTGTTATGGACCTTGCTTTGCTTCAAATGATATTTGGTATCTGTATCAGTGTTGCTACAGTTATTACTATTTCAGCAGCAGGAGTCAGATGGTTAGTCAGACACTACTTCGACGATATCAGAAAAGAACTTAAACCAAATAGTGGTAGTTCTATGAAAGATCAAATAACTAGACTTGAGGGAGATGTCTTAGACTTAAAAATTCAGAATCAGCAAGGTGAAAGATTTCACGAAAAGCTAGATGATAAAATTGATAAATTGACCGAACTTTTTGTTCAGTATGTTGCTAAAATTAAATAGCACGAATGTCCTTCGGACTTGACTTGTTTTCTTTAGGAAGACTATCTAGTAGGTTTGTAACTCTTGCCCCCCTACCCCCCATTTATATATAGTAGCAGCTGTCAAACACCTTGTCAACCCTTATGCCCAAATCTCTTATATTTATTGATGTAACATTTCGTAACAATTAAAAATTGTAGTATTTCATAAACTGTGCTATAATTTTTTTTACAGCACTTTGACTTAGAGTGTTTTTCTCTTTATGAGAAGGAGGAGGTATCTTAAAATGAAAACAAATCCTAGAATAAAGAGCTTTTTATTAAGTTCTATTGTTTTATTTATATTAGTTGGACTAAACGTAAGTTTTTCTCCAACTGCCAGTGCATCTGAACAAGGTGGCATTGAAATATCTAGGTCAGCAGTTAACACTGTTGAAATCCGAGAGACTATTGCTGCTGTTAAAGCAGAAAAGAAAATTGAATATATGCAGATATACGATCAGGTTGTTCAAGAAGAGGAAGAGCGAATTGCTAGTCCTAGTTCTAAACAATCTAAGTTTGTAAGATATGCATTAAAATTCCAAGGAACTCCATATTGGTATAGTGGATCAACTCCAGAGGCTTTTGATTGTAGTGGTTTTGTTGCTTATGTGATTAAGAAAGTTCTTGATAAAGATGTCCGTCATTCAGCAACATCACAAATGCAATTAGGTCCACGAGTTGATGATCCATTACCTGGAGATCTTGTGGGATTTGGTTATGGAAATGATTTTGGACATATTGGTATTTATGTCGGTAACGGAAAAGTTATTGACGCACTAAACCCAAATAGGGATACTGAAGTACGAGATTTATCCTGGCTAGAAGCAAATGTTGCTCCAGCAGTATTTGTAAGAATTATTGAACCAAATAGAAATTTTAACCCACATAGAATTACACAAAAAATTATTGATGGTAAGATTGGATTCGATTTTACTCCATAGTCTGATACAATTGAGTAATGGCTGGCACTCAGGCTCGTCTCTCATACCCACCATCCTGAGTGTCAGTCTTTAATTATGTTATAATAAATGTATGGCACTTCAAGAATTCTTTGGCTCTGACCCTGCTCGTGTTACCTGGAAAATTGTCCGTGGTGATACGTCTGCAATTAAAGTTTCATTTTTACAAGATAATGAAACTACACCATACTCAACTACTGGTTGGGATTTTGTTTCTATTGCGTATGACCCTAAGACAGATTCAGAATTTGAGCTTGAAACTTCTATGGTATCCAATGTCTTAACTATTACTGCCCCCTCAGATGTGACTGTTGAGTGGGGTAGTACATATGGATCAGTTGTAGCAGAGTTGCTATTTGATTTACAGGTTGATACTGGTACTCAAATTTGGACTCCTATTGTTGGAACTATCAGCGTAGTTGGAGATGTTGGGGGTAGCCTCTAATGGCAGTAATTAAAATTGTAGATTCTAAATCTACCCTACCGCCAGTAATTAAGGTAACTGAAGGCGGAGTTGTAACCGTATATAAAGTTTCAACACTTGTCAAAACTTTCTGATAGAATAGTGTTATGACAGAAGCAAATACCGCAGGTGGGATTGTAGTTACAATTCCTACATCAACAGATGCTGCAGATATTAATAAAGCATTTAAGGACTACCACGCAAATGTTGGCAATGCTATTTCAATAAAAGCAAATACCGCTAGTCCAACTTTTACTGGAAATGTTACAGCACCTAATCTGCTTGCTACAACAGGGGTTACTGCACCGACTATTACATCAAATACCGCCCACACTGATGTTCACACAATTACTTTAGTCGGGCAAGCATCTTCTGCTGTTAAGTCTGCAAGGTATTATCCTGCAGCTGCTGTAGGATATAATCCAAACTCTGCAACAGTAAATCAAACAAGAATTATTGTTTCACAAAATACCCCTGCAACAGCAAACCTTCAAGCAGGGGATGTTTGGATTTCCTGGGCGGTGTAGCTCATGGCAAAAACAACAATTTCTCTTGGTGGTGGACTAACAGATACAGCAAATCAGTCAACTTCTGTTACATCAGCATCTGGGACGGATATTGTATCTAATGTGCTACTTACCACTACATCCACATACTTATCTGGAGGTTTTGACTCTCTTGGAAACTCGTACACTACCAGACCAGTAGCTGTTGTAGATGTTAGCGTTAGGGTCGCTGCCACAACGCCAACTGGGACTCGTCTTGTTGCTGCTCAATTCAGTTCTTCTGCTACTGGATCTCCATCAACTTCATCAGGATCGGTTAACCTTGTTAGTTCTGTTTATTCTAGTACAATAACTTTATCAACCACCAGTACCTATGAATATGAAGCTTTTGCAGGACAAACATATTATTATGGATTTGAAACGAACTATAGTTCTACAGGAACAATTTTATATGCAGATGGAGGAACATCTGGAACTATATATAAAGATGGAACTAGTTTAAGCTCAACAAGAAAACTAAGTGGAGAGATTAGCTATAACAGTATCCCCAGTGCTCCAAGCAATGTAAATGCACTTAGTATAACCGATATCTCTGCAAACATTACTTGGTCAGCACCTACAGACGATGGTTTACAAAGTCCAGCTGCGTATAGTGCAGCAAATATTAAGGGCTATAGAATTAACTATAGAAACTCTAATTCAGAAAACTGGAAAGTGTTAGTTGCAAACACTGGATCAAATGCCTTATCTAGAATAGTAACTGGGCTATCACCATCCACATATTATGAAATTCAAGTTGCAGCACTAAATTCTGTAACAGATGTACATAATGCAACTTATACAAGCATGACTGCACACGTAGGATCAAGAAGTGTTACAAAAACATTTACGACAGCCGTTTCTACAAATGATGCTAGAATTTGGACTGGATCTGAATTTAAAAAAAGTATTATTAAAATATGGAATGGTGCTGCTTGGATACAATACCCAAACGTAAGAGCAAAAGTTTGGAGCGGCATAACTACTCGAACCAATCTTGTTGTAAATCCTAACTTTGAAACAAACACAACTAACTGGTCAGTTCCCTATGGTTCGTTGTCAAGAGTAACAACAACACCACAAACAGGAACATATTGTTTACAAATTGATTCCGATGGTGAAGGTTATCTTAGTGCTGCTTATGTTAAAAGTAATAGTTTTTCTATTGGAACATCTTATCGTGCAGGATTATGGGTTAGAGCAGCTTCTGCTGGATATACCCTACAATTAACTCTTAGTGATAATGGTAGTTCAACAGCAAACACAGTTTTTGTAGTAACAACATCGTGGCAGTTTGTACAGACACCAAGCATAACTGCAACAGGAACAACTGCAACTTTAAGTATTGATGGATATCCAGTTAACGACCCCATATTTGTTGATTCAGCAATTATTGAAACTGCATCAACCTACACAGGAACATTCTTTGACGGCAACACGCCAGATTCTAGTGATATAGATTATGCTTGGACAGGTACAGCAAATGCATCTACCTCAACTGCCACAAGCTCAGGGTTTAAAGAGCTGGCTCTTGATTCCTAACACTGTGATATAATTTAATTACTATGGCAACACGTAAAAATTATCCTGTTGGGAATGTTCCACCACTTGTAACGTGGACAGTTGTTCGTGGAGATACCGCCGCATTTCGTGTCTACGTAACTGACGATACAAAAACTGCACTCAATGTTACATCTTGGACTAAATCAATGCAGATTAAGCGTCCAACTACACCACAGACTACACCCACAATGACAGATGCTGCTACCTTAATTACTACAGTAACTCCTGCTGCTGTTGCAGGAGACGGTACTGGAGAGTTTACAGTAAAGCTAACTTCTACAAAAACAAATCTTCTAGAAACAGGAGATCTTTTTGATATTGAAATTAAAGATGCAACAAGAGTTTGGACAGTCTGCCAGGGCAGCATAATTGTAATTGAGGATATTACTAATTCAGGAATGAGCTAATGGCTAAAGCAGTTATTAGTGACATTAAGCCTGGATACCTTAGTTCCGTAGTACAAACATCATATTCTAATACTTCTGTAACAGGTGAAGCACACTCTGCAAAAATAACAGACATTATTCACGATGCAAAAGTTACATCTATAAGTTATCCAATTACCACAGTTCAGGACATTGTTTATAATGCAAAACCTATTAGCGTTGTTCCATTTTATGTAAGATTTGTAAATGTTGGAATTGCAGGGTATAGTGCAAGTAATCCAGCACCAATCGGTATAGCTGTTGTTGGTTTCAGTAATTACATTTTATAAAAAGAATGATGATATAATTAATGTATTATGCCAAGAGCTACCCTTTCAGAAATTAAAGCTAAGTTTGAGACTGGAGATGTCCCCACAGGGGCTGACTACGCACAACTTATTGATACCCTTGCTGCTCAAGCAACTGAACTTGGTACGACTGGTAATAATGAAGAAACAATTTCTGGAATTGAGAATGCAACAACAGTAGATAGTTTTCCATCAGCTAGTTGGAGAATGATCAAATACTTAGTTTCTATTTCTAAAATTACAGGTGGTGCAAATAAATTTTTTGCAACCGAATTAACAATTCTTATTGACGGAACAAATGTTAGCGTTAGTCAATATGGAACAATAGACAATGATGGGGATATTGGAACCGTTAGCGTCTCTCAGGTAGGAGCAAACGTAACTCTTGTAGTTACCCCAAATCCTGCCGTAACGCCAATCACTGTGCGATACGCTCGTATGGGATTAAAGGCATAATAAGGAGATAATAAAATGGCAACAGTCAACAAAAACTTTAGAGTCAAGAATGGCTTAACTGTTGAAGGCAACGTAACCATTACAGGTACAAACGGAACCATCAATAGCTCAAACATTCTTACCGAAGCTACCGTAGCATATCCTAATGTATTTGCAACAATTAGTGCTAACGGAACATCAGTAGTTGCAGATAGCAGTACTGATACACTTACACTCACACCAAGCACTGGAATTACAATTGTGGGTAACGCAACAAGCGATACAATCACGATTACTAACTCAGATCTTGGTTCAGCACAAGAAATTTTTAAGACAGTTAGTGCTAACGGTACGTCAATTGTTGCAGACAGCAACACCGACACGCTTACCCTAACTCCAAGCACTGGAATTACCATTGTTGGTAACGCAACAAGTGATACTATTACAATTACAAACTCTGGTGTAACAGGTCTTACTGGAACTGCGAATGAGGTTGAAGTTTCCGCATCTACTGGTTCAGTAACAGTTGGTCTTCCAGATAACGTAACAATTGGTAATAACCTTACCGTTACTGGAAACCTAACAGTCAGCGGTACAACTACAACCCTTAATACAGACACGCTTGCTGTTGAAGACAACATTGTTGTTCTTAATAGCAACATTACTGGAACACCAACTCTTGACGCTGGTATTGAAGTTGAGCGTGGAGATTACACCAATGCAAAGATCTTCTGGAAAGAATCAGCAAACGCTTGGTATCTTGCTACTCCTGGAGATTCTGGGGCTGCAGCTTCAGAAGCAGTCATTGCAACTGGTGGCTCTGTAAACGTATTCAACAATTTCTCTGATGGAACAAACATTGCTTCACCAGATAGTTCAGACGATACTTTTACATTCACAGCAGGTACTGGAGTCACAGCAGTAATTAGTGCAGCAGGAGACTCTCTTACAATCACAAACACTGGTGTAACAGGAATTACTGGTACTGCAAATCAAATTATTGCTAACGCTTCTTCAGGTAGCGTAGGTCTTTCACTACCGCAGAGCATTAATACAACTTCTGCAGTTACCTTTGCAAATGTCACAGCTGGAAATGTTATTGCAAATACTGTTGTTATGCAACAGGCTGCCATTGACACATTTTCAGTAGGGCTAACAGGTACAAGTGCAACTGGTGTTGACACTGCTTGGAGCTCTACAACATATGGAACTGCAAAGTACACAATTCAAGCTCGTAATGCTGGTGGAGATATCTATGCAATTGAAATTCTTGCGGTAGCCACAGGTTCAAACGTCTATGTAACAGAATATGCTGAGGTATACAGTTCAGCAGAACCAATTATTACAACAGACGTTACAAACGCTGCTGGCTCAGTACAACTTTCAGTTACTGGAACTAACGGAGTTACCGTTAAAACCACCAGAACATTGATTGAAGTCTAATTAGTTAGTTGTTGAGTATCATTATCTGGTATAATTTACTAAGGTGATGATACTTGGCTACTAATAATAAAGACTTCAGGATCAAAAATGGTCTGATAGTTGATGGTGCTAATGCTACGGTAAATGGTAGTAGCGTTCTTACTACCGCTTCTTCTATAGACGCACTTGGTGATGTTACAATTTCTTCTCCCACTTCTGGACAAGCTCTTAAGTGGAATGGAACTGCTTGGGTTAACGAAGCAAACTTCACAGGCTATGACTATGAAATTCACGTTAGTCAAGTAGATGGAAATGATACTACTGGTAATGGTGATTTGCTTACTCCAGTTGCTTCTATTACTAAGGCATTGACTTTAGTAGATTCACAGCGTAAAACCATTATTGTTCACCCAGGAACGTACACTGAAAGCCCATCAATAACTGTCCAATACACGACCATAACTGGTCCAGGGCTTATTGGTGGAAACATCGTAATCTCTGGAACTGTAAGCACAAGTGTTGGCTGTACTATTTCAGGGCTAAAGATGACAAACCTTACTATCACTACGCCCACTGGTACAGGGAATGTAAACATCTTGAACTGTGAAGTTTCTGGAACTCTCACAAAGAGCAGTAATGCTGACTACACCGTTCTTCGTTTGTGTGATTTTAATGCCGCAAGTATTACTGGGGCTGGACTAGTAGCCATCTTTGGTGGCAACCCGAACTTCATAACGGTCAACAACGCTAGTGCGAATGTAATTGTAAAAAGTGCCGTCACCGTTGCTCCTGTTCTAACTGCTGGAACACTGAGCCTTGTAGATTCTGTGGTTGGTGCTGCTGTGACCAATGCCGTGACATCTGCTGCTTCAAGCGTCATTACCTTAGCAAACTGCCAATTACTGACCTCAGCACTAAACAATGTCGCACCAGTTGTTTTAAACGGCTTCTACTCAATCCTGAACTGTGTATATGATAAGCCAAATTCAACCTTAGTTGCTTCGTCTGGTACTGGTGGCACAACAAACGCCATTGATTACTTCCAATACATCAACGCAGATAATGTTAATGCTGCTACAGTAAATGCAACCACTCTAATTGGAAACACAAACGCTTCAACAATTACTACTGGAACTATTTCAAATGCACGTACATCGGCAAACTCTGCTAATGGTGCATCAACAATTGTTGCTCGTGATGCAAACGGTAGTTTTGCTGCAAACGTGATTAATGCAACAACTTTTAGCGGTAGCGGTGCAAGTCTTACATCAATTCCAAACTCTTCATTAGTAAACAACTCTATTACTATTAATGGAAATGCTGTTGCCCTTGGTGGTAACATTACTATTGCTGGTAGTAGTGGGAATTCATTCGAGACTATTTCTGCAAACGGTACTTCAGTAGTTGCTGATTCTTCTACAGATACCCTCACAATTACTCCTGGAGATGGTATTTCTATTACTGGAAATGCTACCTCAGATACTATTACTTTTACCCCCAATGTTGCTGGTGCATCTGCCAACGGTATTGTAACAACAGGCACACAAACATTTGCAGGAGAAAAAACATTTACTGGCAATGTTGCTGGTACTAATATAAGCGTAACTGGTAATGTTAATGCAGCAACAGTTAATGCAACTACATTTACTGGTACTGCTTCTTTTGCAACTACTGCCAATGCTGTGGCAGTTGGAAATGTAACTGGTCTTGGAACAAATGTTTCTACATTTCTTGCTACCCCCAACTCTTTAAATTTATTAAATACTGTACCTGATGAAACAGGATCAGGATCTTTAGTTTTTGCAACAAGTCCAGCTTTAACTACCCCAAATATTGGATCAGCAATTGGAACATCGGTAAATGTTACTGGTCAATTAATTTCAACGGTAGCAACAGGAACAGCCCCACTAGCAGTAACATCTACAACAATGGTTACAAACCTTACTGCACAAGTTGCTACACAAGTAAATACAATTTCACAAGGAGCAACAAACGCAAACAGATACCTAACATTTGTTGATTCAAATAATGGAACATCTGGGGCAGAGATAATATATACACACGGCAGTTTATATTATAATGCATCAGATTCTTCACTTAGTGCTAATTATTTTATTGGTACTGGTGCAAATGTTACAAATGTTAATGCTACTACAGTAAATGCCACCACCCTGATTGGAAATACAAATGCTTCTACAATAACAACTGGAACAATTGATAATGCACGTACAAGTGCAAATACGGCTAACGGTGCTTCAACTATCGTTGCTCGTGATGCAAACGGTAGTTTTACTGCAAACGTAGTTACTGCTACAACTTTTAATACTCCTTTTACTCGCACCAACCTTGTCACTAACCCAAACCTTGAGCTCAATGCTTCTAACTGGACCGCGACCAATGGCGGTGGCAGAGTTACAACAAGCCCTTATATCGGCACATACTGTTTTCAAGGTGACAGCGACGGTGAAACTGGAGATTCGCTTATAATTTATAGCCAGTCGTCTACTCTAGCAATTGGCACTAGCTATCGTGTTGGGGTTTGGGTAAGAGCCAGCACTAACTTGAGTGCAGATGCAGGTCAGCTTATTGGCAACTTCGGCTCGGCTACGGTAACTAAATACTTTACACCAACCACATCCTGGCAATTTGTTGAACTACCTGCAATTGTTGCAAGTCAAACTGCCTTAAGTGTCAGTATATATATACCTTCTTCTGGTCAAACACTTTTTGCCGACTCGCTTGTTGCCGAACTGACATCAACCTACACAGGAACATTCTTTGACGGCAACACGCCAGACGCTGGAGGGATTGATTACGGATGGACTGGAACAGCAAACGCTTCA